CGCCCCCATCGCCTGGTGGGCCGGTCTTTCCTGACCCCCCGGTACGCGCTCACCGGGGCCCGGCCCGCGGCGGCGGCGGGAACTCGTCTCCCTCGCCGCCGCCGCGGCCACCCCATCGACAAGGAGGCCCTCGTGGGCAACGACTTCGGGCACGCGCACGACGGCATCTCCATCGCTGCCCGCACCGCGCTGGAGGAATCCGGCTTCGGCACGACCCGCTGGCGGGTGGACCGGTGGGACGAGGAGCAGACCAACGACGCCATGCGCCGGCTGCTCGACCTCGGGATCGCCCTGCCCGCTCGCGTCTGCGGGGTGAAGGGTAACTACGCGGACTACAGCGTCGCCATCACTCCTGAACTCTTCGAGCGTGTCGGCATCCGGCCGTACGAGTCCAGCGAGGTCACCGGCAATCTGATCACCAACGCGGGCTGGACCCGGCTGATGAACCTGCTCACCAACCAGGGCGCGACGCAGGCGCTGGACGCCACGCACGCCCGGATCGGGGTGGGCAACAGCAACACCGCCGAGGCGTACACCGACACCGACCTCGGCGCCGCGGCCGGCTCGGCGAACCGCTGGTTCCAGCTCGTGTCCGGCGCCGGCACGCTCGGCACGCGCACCCTGGCGTGGTCGGCGACGTTCGGCACCGCGGACGGCAACTTCGCCTGGAACGAGTTCGGTATCGACCAGGGCACCGCCAGCGGCAACACCGTGACGGCGATCCTGTTCAACCACAAGGCGGGCATCGCGCAGGGCACGAAGGCCTCCGGCCAGACCTGGACCGCGACCGCGACGCTGACCTTCACGTGATCTAGGAGACGACATGGCCGTCGGACGCGGCATCACCAAGAACGACATCGACCAGCGGCTCCCCCTGGTGATCGAGGGGGTCTGGAACTCGCTGAACCTGGCCAACCAGGCGGCGCTGTGGCTGGCCAACACCACGATCATCCCCAACGACGCGTTCCTGACGGGCCTTACCTACACCCAGGCCGAGGTGACGCTGATGCGGGCGGCGATCAACGACCTCGGGTCAGCGAACGGCCTGTGGGGCGTCGCGCACAACCTCAAGACCGTGCCGTCGACCAACAACTTCTTCTTCAGCGCTCAGCAGCTGACCGGCGTGAACTACACCGGCTGATCCGGCGAGAGGTGCCCGATGCCCACACCGGTCGCCCAGTATTACGCCCAGATCAGCCCGCAGGGCACCAGCCCGATCGTCACGGCAAGCTTCACGCCCAGCAACGGCGACTGGCTCGTGGTCACGATGGACACATGGGACAGCGGCTCTCCGCTGGGCGCGCCGAGCGGCGGCGGCCTGACCTACACCGCGCAGGTCACCAACGCCCCCGGCGGCTTCAACCAGTGGTGCGCCATCTACACCGCGCCGGTGATCAGCTCGCCCGGGTCGATGACGGTCAGCTCCACTCCGTCGGTCAGCCTCCGCGGGTCCATCTGCGTCCACCGTTTTTCCGCCGCCCAGATTGCCGCGACGCCGGTCACCAACAAGACGAACGGCTTCTCGTCACCGGCAGCCAGCACGATCACCCCGACAGCGGGCACCAGCCTCATCCCGTGGACGGCTGGTGACGCATCCTCGGTCGACCCGGCAACCAGGGCCTACTTGGCCTCCGCCACCCAGGTCGGACTCCGCGATGATCACGCCGGGGCAAACGGCGTGGACTACCACGCCTACCAGAGCAGCACGGGCACCGGCAGTCAGAGCTACGGCCTGTCCGCGCCGACCGGTATGACCTGGGTCATCGCCGCCATCGAGGTCCAGGACTCCGGCGGTGCGCCCGCCATCCCGCCGATCCTGGTCATGGCCCCCCGACGTTAGGACGATCTGATGGCGCGTTTCTCCGCGGCGTGGCGTACGACTGGTGCGGGCTCGACAACCTTGCCGATCGGCGGCCTGATGTCGGTGGCCACGTGCCGACCACGGCTGGTCGAGGTCGGCGTGTTCAACACGACCGCCACGGCCTGCGCGGTCGCGCTGCGCCGGGTCACCGCGGCGGGCACGTCGGGAACGGCGCAGACCGCGGTCTACGAGTCCGATTCGGCGCAGGCGGCACTGGCGACGCCGAAGGACACCTGGACGGTGGCGCCCACCTTCGCGACCGGAAACCTGCGGGTCGCGTCGCTGGGCGCCGCCATCGGCTCCGGGATCATCTGGACGTTCGGCGGTCCCGCCGGTGGCCTGATCATCCCGAACACGACGGGCGACGGCATCGTGCTGTCGGTGCTGACGGGAACCGGGCAGATCTGCGACGTTTCGCTCACGTGGGATGAGTGACAGCCGGAGGAGGTAGCTGGTGAGCAACCTCGTCCGATATCCACTTCCGCAGCAGGGCACTGCGGGCACCCGCCACTCGGTCATTTACACCCAGCCGGTCACCGGACCGACAGCCATATCGCTGGCCGACTCCGGGTCCGAGGCCGAGGCGCTCACGGCTACCGCAGCCGTCCCGCACGCCGACGCCGGCGCCGGGACCGAGGCACTGACCGCAGCCGCAGCCACGCCGCTGGCGGACACGAGCTCGAGCGCCGAGGCGCTGGCGGCCACGGTTGCCGCGCCGCTGGCCGACGCCGGATCGGCCGTTGATTCCCTGACGGTCACGGTCGCGGCTCCGCTCGCCGACGCCGGCGCGGCGTCCGACGTCCTGGACAACGGGCTCGGCACGACCAAGTCGCTGACCGACACCGGCTCGGCGGCCGACACGCTCACCGTCACGGCGACGGTCCCGCTCGCCGACACGGCGACCGGCGCCGACGCGCTGGCGGTAACTGCGGCCGTCCCGCTCGCGGACACCGGGTCGGCCGCCCAGTCGCTGACCGCTACCGCCGCGGCACCGCTGGCGGACGCGGCATCTTCCGCCGAGTCGTTGATCGCGAGCGTCACCGCCTCGCTCGCCGACAGCGCGGCGGCGGCCGACTCGCTGACCGCCACCGCGACCGTTCCGCTCGCCGACACCGGCGCCGCGTCGGACGCGATCGACAACGGTCTCGGCACGAACAAGGCCCTTGCCGACACCGGGGCGTCTGCCGAGACGCTGACGGCTACCGCGTCGGCATCGCTGGCCGACGCCGGATCCGGCGCCGACGCGCTCGGCGTGAGTGTGGCGCCGGCCCTGGCCGACACCGGCTCGGCGGCCACCACGCTGGCGGTGACCTCGGTCGCGGCACCGCTGGCGGACGCGGGCTCCGCTGCCGACACGCTCAGCGTGCAGGTCACGCTGGCACTCACCGACACCGGGCACGCGGTGGACACCGTGGTCGGGCAGGACAACGCGTTCGTCCTGAAGTCCCTGAACGACAGCGGCTCGGCGGCGGACTCGCTCTTCTTCGTACCGAGCCTGATCACGGGCCGGCCTGCGGTGACCGGCGACCCGGCGACATCCAAGGCGACGGGCGATCCGGCCGTCGGCACTGTGACCGGCGATCCGGTCTACGCCAGCGCGACGGGAGTGTACTGATGCCGCAGACGGTGTACGACCTGGGCGACCCGATCACCAGCCGGCTCAAGCTGGGCGTCACGCCCGACGGATCCACGGTCGCCACCGTGACGCTGCAGCGCCCGGACGGCACGTCGATCGCGGTCACGCCCGGCGCGTGGGTGGGCGACGAGAAGACCGCGCAGTTCTACGCGACCGACGACGGCACGGTGTCGGGCACGGTGCTGGCCGCCGCCGGCGACTGGCTGGCCGTGTGGAAGGTGACCGGTACCGGCGCCTCGGTTACGCCGAAGGTCTACAACGTCGCTCCCCTGCCGGGCACCAGCACCCGGCCGTCGTGGTCGCCGTTCCTGTCGGACGTGGCCGACCACGTGCCCTATCTGACGATCGACCCGACCATCCCCGGCTCGCAGGTCTACCTCGGCACGTTCACCGGCTACACCTCGCCGACCGACGAGCAGGCCCAGCGGCACATCGACATCGCCGTGTCGATAGTCGGCGCCGGCTTCGGCACGCTGACCGGCACGCTGCCGCGCATGGCCCGCTCGGTCGCCGCGACATGGGCGGCCGCCACGCTCTGCCGCGCGTTCGCCCGCGACGCCGAGACGGTGGCCCGGGCAGCCGACCTGATGCGCCAGGCGCAGGCCGACCTGAAGGTGCTCACGTCCGCCGTCGACAACACCGGCAGCACCACGCTCAACGCCGTACCCGTGCTCAGGGGACCCGATCCGGTGCCGTGGGGCGACAGCTATCTCTAGGATCTTGGAGGATCGATGACCGACTTCGCTGCGGACTCGGTGGACAGCATCACCGGCGGCACGCTGACCAAGCGCACGGGAACCGCGAGCGCGGACACCGTCCCCGCCGGATCCACCGTCCTGTGGGTCAACGGCGGCGCGGGCTCGCACACCGTCACCCTGACCAACAACAAGACGGATCAGGGCCTGTCCATCTCCAGCCGCGTGCTCACCATCGCGGCCGGCGCGGCCTACCAGTCGCGCATCGACCCGCTCACCGGCGACGCCAGCGGCCGGGTAGCCGTGGCGATCAACGGCACGGCGGCCGAGGTCACCTACTACATCACGAACACCTAGGAGACGTCATGGCCAACGAGTACACCGCGCTGCGCAGCATCCTGGCACCGGGCACCAGCGTCTACGGCTACCACCGCGGCCAGCCGATCATGGCGTCGGTCGTGGACGCGTGGTCGCTGACCGTCGGCACCGCCAACGATCCGGACGCGGACGTGGTCGAGGGCGACCTGCCTGCCGACGAGCCCGCCGTTGCCCCCACCCCGCGCCGCCCGACCGAGGCCGACAACCGGGCGACGTGGGAGTCGTGGGCGGTCGCCAACGGCATGGACGCGCAGCAGGCGGCCGAGACCAGCCAGGAGGACCTCGAGGCGGTGGGCGTCAGCGAGCAGGGCGAGCAGCCCGTGCGGCCGGCCGATACCGCCAAGAAGGCCGAGTGGCAGGCGTACGCCGCGCGGATGGGCGCCGACGAGACGTGGGCGTACGCCGACACGACCACCAAGGCCGACCTGCAGGCGTACGCGCCGCAGCCGGGTGACACCGTGGCCGTCGCGGCCACCGAGGCGAGTCAGGGCTGACCGTGGCGCGCGACGTCGTGGTGGTCATGGACCCGCGCTGGGAGGTCGGCGTGCTCGGCCTGTCCGAGGACTGGCTGGACCAGGCCGCGGTCATCGTGGCCGGCGGCCAGAAGCGGCGCATCCCGGTCTCGGCCGACGGCAGCAACGGCCGGCCGGCCGGCTACGCGCGCGACCGTATCCACGTCGAGCGCGGCCGGGACGAGGCCGGCCCGTACCGCGACATCGGCTCGGATGCCGAGACGCCGGAGGGCTACCCCTACCCCCTAGGACTTGAGCTCGGCACCGCTCCTCACGTGATCGAGCCGAAGGGGCCGGGCTACCCGCTGCGCGACTCACACGGCAACGTGTTCGGCTACCGCGTCGATCACCCCGGTACGCCGCCCTACCCGTGGTGCCGAGCGGCGCTGGCCGACCTCGTGGGGCGCGTGTTCCGGTGACCGCGCGGACCTACGCCGATGCGGTGGGCGTGATGCGGGAATGGATCAACTCGCGCACGGCCACGCTGGTCGGCGTCGGGCATCCGCTCCAGCAGGGCGCGCACCTGAAGAAGATCTCGGGTGGGGCGCCTGCGGCGTACGCGTACCTGGAAGAGGGCATCTCGTTCCGCAGCGCGGACTCGCCGGAGAGCCCGGACATGCTCGCGGCCATGTCGGCGCAGATCTACGCGGACACCCGCGAGGCCGCCGGGCTCGCCGCTACCGCGCTGGCCGAGGAGCTGAGCACGCAGCTCGAGGGCCGCGAGACCGCGGTCACGGGAGCGGTCATCTACGCGGTCGACGACATCCAGGGGCCGGCATATGTGCCCGACGGCGACCGGCCGCGGCTGCTGCTCAACTGGACCGTGCGGATCCGGCCCGCGTGAGCAACCGGACGTGGGTGTGGCTCGTCCTGATCTGCGCGCTGCTGGCCCTGCTGGTGACGCTCGCGATCATCAACACGTGGATGACCGGCTAGCGGCCCGAGGTCCCCATCGTTCCGGTCGCCGCAGTATCAGTCGGTCCACGGCCGTCGCCGCCGTCCAGTCGACTTGCCAACGCCTTCCCTAGGTTCGCCGCTCGCCGGTACCGGCGTTGACGACCCGCTTGCGCGCCCCGGGCGGACCTACAGCGTAACCGCAGGTTCCAGCGTGTCGACGGTCTCGCCCCAATCGAACTCGGCCTCGAAGTAGTTGCCGTCCGCGCGCTCGCCGATGACCAGCACCTTGCGCCGTGCGCCGTCTCGGCACCGGTGCTTTATGGTGTGCAACTGGCCGTGGGCCATGAACGTGTCACCACGCCCGAGGAATTGAACGATCGTCTCCATCTGCCCAGCGTAGACAGCACGAACGCTCCGGCGGACCGGAGCGCTCGGCGGCAATAGATGCTGGTCTACCGCCCGGAGGGGATGCGAGCCGCGCCCGGTGCCCCTGCGACACCTGTCGGCTTCATCGCGGATACAGCCGACCACATTGCTGACATTTTAGCTGTCGTCCCAGGCGGGGAGTCGAACCCAACCTTTCGCCCCTGCGTTCGGCGAGCGCTCTCCACTGAGCTAGCCCGGGTCGGGCCCGATGACCGCCACGCGGTCCGCCGGGGGCGGCGCTGGTTGCTTCGCTCAACCTGCGCGGGTTACACCGGGCACTTTGCCCACCACCTTAGCCACCCGGCCTCACGAGAGGTGCGGGTCTTCAGTACGCCCCTCGGGGGCTTTGATCTGAGGAGTGATCCATGCCAGCGGTGACAGTCCCGAAGGGCGCACTCAGTTTCGGCGCCGGATATCTCTACGTGTCCGACCTCGGCGTGTCGGCGCCGACCAACACCGTCGTCGGCTCGGTGTTCACCGACACCTGGCCCGTCGGCTGGAACCTGTGGGGCGTCACCCGCGAGGGCCACACCCTGAACATCGGCATCGACACCGACGCGGTGGAGGCGGCCGAGTACGTCGACCCGCTGCTCAACGTCGTGACCGGTCGCACCATCACGGCCGAGTTCGAGGTCATGCAGATCCACCTGACCAACTACAAGCGCGCGTTCAACGGCGGCACCAAGGCGACCTCCGGCGCGGGCACCACGCTGCTGACCACGTTCACGCTGCCGCAGATCGGCGCCGAGGTCCGCCAGCAGATCGGATGGGAGGCGGTGGACGGCACCGAGCGCTGGTGGGGGATGCAGACCTTCCAGACCGGGTCGGTGGGCATCCAGCGCAAGAAGGGCGCGGACAACGCCAGCCTCCCGCTGACGTTCACCTTCGAGCCGGACGCGTCCTCGCAGCCGATCTACTTCGCTGCGGCGGGTACCAACCGTGGCTGATGTCCAGATGAACGCCGGCGGTACGTGGCCGCCCCCGCCGTGGGTCGACATGCCGGACCAGCCGTCGGCCGGCCAGCCGTACTACACCACGCTTCCGCGCGATACGCCGATGGCCGAGCCGACCTCGCGCGACGCGCAGGCTGCGGCCGAGGGGGTCGTGCTCGATCCGGACGGCGACTACCTCGAGTTCTACGGCGAGAAGTTCCGGCTGGCGGACAAGGTCGGCCTCGCGCCGATGATCCGGTTCGGCGCCGCAGCCAATCGTGGGCTCGACTCCGATGACATGGAGGGCCTGGCCGCGATGCACTCGCTCATCCGGTCGGTCGTCCACCGCCCGCCGCTGCTGGACGAGCACGGTCAGCAGCAGGTCGACGTCAACGGCAAGAAGCTGCGCGACGAGAAGGAGTGGAACCGTTTTCTAGACCTCGCCGAGGACGAACTGGCCGACGGCGACGAGATCATGGACTTCGTCAACCGGGCAATGGAGATCATGGCCGCCCGCCCTACCAAGCCGCGAGAGCTCTCCTCGGGTGGATCGCGGACAACTTCGGCGAGTTCGAGGGCCGCCTCGTCCTCGCAGGTCATGCACCCCGATGTGGCTGGGCTGACGCCCGTAGCGGATCTGGGCCGCTAGACGACATGCCGCTGCGGGTGGCGCTCAATGCCGCCTACGCGATGTTGACCCAAGGTCTGGAAGCGGACCAGCGGCAGCAGATCGACGAGCAGATCTACGGGTGGGGCGAGATGAACAACCAGGCCAACCGTGTGCTTCGCATGGGCGTGGACGACAGCGGAGGTGAGAGCTGATGGTGGCTCTTGCCTCCGCGTTCGTTCGTGTCCGGCCGCAGGTCGACAAGAGCGAGTTCATCAAGGAGGGTGACAAGGCCGGCGAGGATGCCGGCAAAGCCTTCGGCGACGGCTTCACCCGCGGCTCCGACGGCAGGCTGCGCGATTCGCGCGGCAAGTTCGTCAAGGACTCGGAGAAGGTCGGCACGGAGGCCGGCACCAAGACCGGGCGCTCGTTCAGCAAGAGCCTGGGCAAAGAATCCAGCGGGTCATCCGGCGCGTTCAGCAAGGCGCTCTCACTGATATCCGCCAAGTACACCCTTCTTGGTGGCGCCGCCCTAGTCGCGACGCCCGGCGTGCTGCACCTGACCGCCGCACTGGCCCCGGCGGCCGGGGTGGTGGCCGGTCTGCCCGCCGTGCTCGGCGCCGCCGGTGCCGCGCTCAGCACGTTCAAGGTGGCCACGTCCGGCGTTGGCAAGGCGATCAACGCCGGGTTGACCGGCACGTCCCAGCAGGCGAAGAAGGCGCTGGATGCGCTACCGCCGTCGGCGCAGCGGTTCACGAAGGTGATCGTCGGGCTCAAGCCGAAGATCGATGCGCTGCGTCAGTCGGTGGCCGAGCGATTCTTCCGGCCGCTGACCGACGACATCAAGCCGCTGGCCGACAAGTACCTTCCTCTGCTCAAGACGCAGATGTCCAACCTCGCCGGGCCGCTGGGCGGGCTGGCCGAGCAGTTCACCCAGACCGCGCGCCGCAGCCAGGTGTTCGCGGCCGTCACGTCCACGTTCAAGAACACCCGGGTGGCGGCCATCCTGTTGCGCGGATCGATCGATCCGCTGGTGAAGGCGTTCGCTGCGGTGGTCAACTCGACGGCGGGCAAGCTGCCGGGGCTGGCGCAGGGCTTCACCAATCTGGCGATCAAGGTGGGCGCGTTCATCCAGGGCGCGGCCAAGTCGGGCGAGATCTCGAAGTTCTTCCAGGCCGGCATCACCACGCTCAAGCAACTGGTGGGCATCGTCCTCAATGTCGGCTCGGTCATCCAGAGCGTGTTCACCGCGGCGAACAAGAGCGGCAGCGACCTGCTGACCAACCTGCGCCTGCTGACCGGCGAGGCGGCGGCGTTCCTCAAGAGCGTGCAGGGCACGGCTGCCCTCGATGCGATCTTCTCGACCCTCGCGCAGTTCGGCACCGCGCTGCGCACCTCGCTGGGCGCGGTGCTGCCCGCGCTGGCGCAGAGCTTGCAGGTGCTCGGACCCGCGATCGCCGGGCTTGCCGGCCCGCTGTCTCAGGTCGTCGTCGCGGCGGCCCCGTTGCTGCCCATCTTCGCGGGCATCGCAGCCACCGTCATCACCAAGCTGACCCCGGCGATCACCGTGCTGTCGGGGTATCTGGCCAAGCACGCCACAGTGGTCAAGATAGTCGCGGGCGCGGTGGTGGCCTTCCTCGCCGTGCAGAAACTGGCCAATCTCGCGATCGGCGTCCAGGCGGCCGGCGGCATCCTCGCCTACATCAAGTCGATCCAGATCGTCACGACGCTCACCAAGATCTGGACCGGGGTTCAGGCGGCGTTCAACCTCGTGATGGACGCCAACCCGATCGCGCTGGTCATCATTGCCATCGCCGCGCTCGTGGCCGGGATCGTCTATGCGTACAAGCACAGCGAGGCCTTCCGCAACATCGTGCAGGCGGTGTGGGGCGCGATTAAGGTGGCGATCGGCGCGACCGTCGACTGGATCGTCAACGTCGCGTGGCCCGCGATCAAGAAGGCGTGGGACGCGATCGCGGCCGCCGGGCTGTGGCTCTGGCACAACGTGATCGAACCGGTCTGGCACGGCATCCAGGCGGCCATCAGCTTCGTGGTCGCCGCGGTGAAGACCTACATCGCGATCATCGTGGCCGAGTTCAAGTTCGTCGCGGGCATCGCCATGTGGCTGTGGCACAACATCTTCGAGCCCGTGTTCAACGGGATCAAGAAGGTCGTCGAGATCTGGTGGCTCGCCGTGCAGATCGTCTTCAAGTTGTTCTCGGACGTGGTGCGCGTGGTGGTCGGCGCGGCGGTGAACTTCCTCAAGACGGTGTTCACCGCGGTCTTCAACTACATCCGCGACTACGTGGTGATCCCATGGTGGAACATCATCAAGGCGGTGTTCAACGCCTTCCGGACCTACGTGGTCGGCCCGGTGCTGGCAACGGTCGAATTCCTGCGGGCGACGTTCGTCAGGATCTTCAACGCCGTGGCGAACACCGTCGCCGGGTGGTACCGCAACTACATCGCGCCGATCTTCGCCGCAGTCCGCAACGCGTGGAACACGCTGGCGCTCGGCTTCTCCATCATCTACAACACGAAGATCAAGCCGGTGTTCGACGCGTTCGTCGGCTTCATCAAGGGCACCGTGGTCAAGGGCTTCCAGACCGGCGTCTCGCTCATCTCCAAGGCATGGAGCGCCGTGCAGGCTGCGGCAAAGGCGCCCGTGACGTTCGTGGTCAACCACGTGATCAACCCGTTCATCAACGGCCTGAACAAGGCGGCGTCGATCGTCGGCGTGAAGGACCGCGTCGAGCCGATCAAGGGCTTCGCGACCGGCGGGCAGCTACCCGCCTACGCGACCGGCGGGAAGATTGCCGGTGCGCCGTCGGCCGTCGACAACCGGCTGGCGCCGGCCACGATCCCCGGCGTCGGCGCGGTGAAGCTGGCCGGCGGCGAGTACGTGGTCAACGCGCAGGACACGGCCAAGGCGCTCCCGCTGCTCAAGTGGGTCAACGCCGGAATGAAGGGCGGCGCCGCGGGGATCTCCCGCTACCTCGGTCGGCCGCTCGCCCAGTATCCCGGCGACGGGTCGGAGGGCTGGGCGTTCGCCGACGGCGGGCTCGTCGGCTGGACCAAGGACGTGTGGGGTGCGCTGACCAATCCGGGCGCGACCATCCGCAAGCCATTTGAGGCGCTGCTCAACCAGATCCCCGGCGTCGGCATGATCAAGGATTTCCTGATCGGCTCGGCCAAGAAGTTCCTCGGCTCGGCAATCGGCTGGATCACCGGCATCGGCGGTCCGGTCTCCGGGTCGCTCAACAACGTGCAGCGCGCCGTGCAGGCCCGGGCGTTCGTGCAGAACCAGGCGGGCAAGCCCTACATCTGGGCGTCGGCCGGACCGCGCGGCTACGACTGCTCCGGAATCGTCAGCGCGGCGTACAACATCCTCAAGGGCAACAACCCGTACAGCCACACGTTCTCCACCGAGAGCCTGCCCGGTCGGTGGTTCGACACCCGGCAGAAGCTCGGCACGCTGATGGCCGGCTGGTCGCACCCGGGCCAGAGTCCGGCGTCGGCGTCCGTCGGCCACATGGCCGGCCAGATCGCGGGCATGCCGTTCGAGTCGACCGGATCGTCCGGCGTCCGGATCGGGGCCCGGGCTCGCCGGTTCACGCAGTTCGCCAACACCGGGGCGGCACGGGCGTCCGGCGGGCTCATCGACTTCCCGCCGGTACGGCTGTTCGACAAGGGCGGGCTCTGGCCGTCCGGCACGCTCGGCGCCAACATGTCCGGCCGCACCGAATACGTGGATCCCTCCGGCCGCGGCGGATCGCGGACCTACCAGATCACCATCAACGTCGCGGCCGGTGCGCACCCGGTCGAGGTGGGCCGGCAGGCGGTGATCGCGATCCAGGCGTTCGAGAACGCGAACGGCGCGGCCTGGCGGAAGCCGTGACCGGCTGGATCGTCGAGGTCGGGCTGGCCATCGGCGCGACCATCCCGACGACCACGTTCATCGTCGGCTCGGCGAGTCAGGGCATCATCGGCACCAACCTGATCGGCACGGCGAACATGCTGGCCGACCTGTCCACCCGCAAGCAGGAGATCAGCGTCTCGCGCACCAGCGACCGCACGGCCGGGCCGCTGATCACGTACAACGCCGGCACGGCGACGGTGAAGCTGCTCAACATGGACGGCGCGCTCGACCCGTACGTTCTCGAGGCGGCCGGGCTGACCGGGCCGGGCGTCATCCTGCGCCTGCGGTACATGTTGCCGAGCGGCACGATCCAGCCGGTGTTCTACGGGTTCATCGACTCGTGGGACCCGGACGCCACCTCGCCGACGGTCGGCATCGTCACGATCACCGCGACCGACGGGTTCATCCTGCTCAACCAGGCCACGGACACGCTCGTGTCCCCGGTCGGCGCGAACGAGAGCGTCACGGCGCGGGTCACCCGCGTGCTCGACGCGATGACCTGGCCCGCCGGCCTGCGGTCGCTCGGCGCGACCAGCGAGATCCTCCAGGCGACCTCGTTCGGGTCGCCCGGGCTGGAGATGATCCAGGACGCGGTCAAGGCCGAGATCGGCGAGTTCTACCAGCAGCCCGACGGCGTGATGTTCCTGCGCGGCCGGCACGCGATCCAGACCGATGCGCGGTCGGCCACCTCGCAGGCCACCTTCGGCAGCAACCGGGCCGGCGGCGAGATCCCGTACGTCGGCCGGCCGGTCACCGCGTGGGACAAGACCGGCATGCACAACCGCGTCAAGGCCACCATCGACGGCTCGACCAACGTCCAGATCGCGCAGGACGCGACCAGCATCGGGCTCTACGGCACGGCCTACACGGTCGAGGAGTCGGCGCTCAAGCTGACGCTCGACAGTTCGGCGCTGTCGTGGGCGAGCTACGTGCTGGCCGCGGACGTGAAGCCGACCTTCCGGTTCTCCGGGATCACGCTCAACTCGGCGCTCGAGCAGATCGGCGTGCCGACGCTGGATCAGCAGTTCGGCCGGGTACTGGGCGACCGGGTCACCGTGGTCCGGCGGCCGCCCGCGCAGCCGTACGGGTCGATCGTCGACTCGCGGGAGCTCTACGTCCAGGGCATCAGCCACACGTGGAACGCCAAGAGCAAGCAGACGCTGACCACCTTCGACCTGCAGCCGGTCAGCAAGCTGCCCTTCTTCGTCATCGGCTCTGCCACGCAGGGCGTCATCGGACAGAGCGTCATCGCCTGGTAGGAGCGCACCATGCCATTCAAGGTCTTTACCAACGGGAGCGTGCTCCCGGACACCGACCTGAACGACTACCTGATGGAACAGTGCGTCATCCAGTGCACGTCGGGCACCCGGCCGGGCTCGCCGAACAACGGCATGACCATCTTCGAGACGGACACGAACCGGTACGCGTGCTACAGCACCTCGGCTGTCGCGTGGCTGTACTTCGGTCAGGTCATCACCGGCGGGTGGACCCCCACGCTGACCGCGGTGACGACCAACCCGACGCTCGGATCCGGCGGCGGGCAGAACGGCCGCTTTTCGCTGTGGGGCGGCAAGTGGTGCACGCTGCGGTTCTCGATCGCGTTCGGCACGTCCGGCACCAACGCGGGCAGTGGGCAGTACCTCGTCGCGCTGCCGTTCACGGCGTCGTCCGCCATCACCGGCGGCGTTCCGAACACGGCCGGTGGCGTCGTCCGGTCCGGCGGCTCGGTCGCCACCGTCACATGGTTCGCCTCGTCGGGATCGACGACGATGGCGGCGCTGACCACGTCGGGCAGCAACGTGGCCAGCGGCGCGCCCGGCGCGTGGGGCGCCAACGACTACCTCAGCGGGACGTTCACGTACGAGATCGCCTAGCAGGCGGTGGCACGCCAGGCCACGTAGGCGGCGGGCTTGCCGGTGATGAAACCCGAGACCAGAAGCTTTCCGGAAGAATCCCGGTAGGTCGCCATGCGTGCCCACTCGCCGCTGTCGTCACCGGCGGCCGGATCGGCCCACGCGTAGACCCGCAGCCCGGCGCCGACCCATTTGGTCAGCCGGGTGCCGGTGATCGCGTCGTGGTGCTTGAGCAGGATCGTCGCGTGCGGGGTGATGTCCGCCGGGTCAGCGTCGCCCACCGACTGGTCGAGCGCGCGGGTGTAGCCGGGCAGCCGGGTGGCGACCTGATCGAGCACGGCCGTGTCGAACGACTCGAGGGCCGGCTTCGGGCCGCCCGCGCCGAGCCGGCCGGTCAACGCGGCGATGAACGTCGCCCACTGCGCCTCGGTGGGCATGACCTTCGGCTCGACGAACATGTACGCCTTGTCCACGCTCTGATCGTTCATGATGTCGGCCAGCGTCGGGACCGACTGGTCGTCGGCGGTGCGCAGGGTGGCGATCTGGGCGTAGGTCAGGTCGGCGACCGCGCCCGTGCCGTTGGTGGTCCGGTCGACGGTCTCGTCGTGCATGATCACCGGAACGTCGTCCGAGGTGAACCGCACGTCGGTCTCCCAGAATCCGACCCCGGAGTTGCCTGCCTGGCGGAACGCGTTGCGGGTGTTCTCGACGTACCGCTCGGTACCGCCCCGGTGGGCGACCGGGCCCGGGGTCGTGCATGTCGTGGCCATCGCGGGGGCGGTGTCGGTGAGCAGCAGGAGCGGGACTACGGCCGCGGTCACGACCAGTGTTCGGCGAGTTCTCATGCCGTAAGCATGCACCTCAGCCCACTTAGGAGGGACCACCATGACCATCTTCGGGTCTGATATCTCTCACTACGATGCGCCCGACACCCGGCCGATGTTCGCTGACGGCATCGTCTTCCAGACGCACAAGGCGGGCGGCGACAGCAACGACGCTGAGCTTGCGCAGTGGTGGACCTACGTTCGGGGGTACCGCGATCGCGTGCTGCTGGGTGCCTACTGGGTGCTGTATCCGGGCTCGCCGACCGCGCGGGCCGATGCCTTCCTGGCGCGGCTCGACAGCCAGTGCCCGGGATGGCGCGACGGTCCGTTCATTCTGCAGGCCGACTGCGAGAAGTGGAACGGCGATCCGGGCACGGTGCCGTCGGTGGCCGAGGTCAACGTATTCTGCGACCGGCTACGGGCGAAGATGCCCAAGCTGATGCCGATCGGGTACCTACCCGATTGGGTATACGGGGACATCTCCGGCTTCAAGTACCCGCTGTGGTCGTCGAAGTACGTGACCGGCTCCGGGTCGTTCAAGAGTCTCTATCCGGGCGACAGCGCCAAGCAGTGGGCACCGTACGGCGGCAAGCCGTCGTCGATCCTCCAGTACACCTCGTCGGCTGTCATCGGCGGACAGACCACCTGCGACGCCAACGCCTATCGGGGCACGCTGGCTGAACTGACCACGTTGCTTGCCCCTGGCTGGACACAAGAGAGGATCATCGTGAACGCTGACGACGTCAAGGCCGTACGCGCTGCCGTGCAGGCCGAACTGGGCGAATTCTTCGCGGTCGGCCAGCAGCCGGCCGCCAAGGGCGGACTCCCCGAGTCGAAGATCGGCCACGACGCCAGTTCCCAAGGCGTACCCGATACGATCGACGGCGGCACGACCACGCTCTATCAACTTGTCGGCAAGATCGGGTCGCACGTGCTGCGCGTCGAGAGCACCGTCGGCGAACTGGCGGGCAAGGACTTGGTCGACGAAGGCCAGATCGTCGCGGGCATCCTGGCCGGGCTCACCCCCGAAGTTCTCGGACGGGCGATCACCGCGTCGGGGCTGACGCCTGCGGCCATCGCTGCGGCCATTCCGGCGGACGTGGCCGATCAGGTGCTGGACGAGCTGGCCGGCCGGATCCAGCCGAAGTGACGGGGCGATGACCTGGGCCCGGATGCCTGCCTTGCGCATCGGGCGCCGCGGCGCCATCCTGCTCATCCTTTCCGTCGTCGACATCGCGTACGGTGCCAGCCTGATCGGGCCGTCCGCCGATTCGCTCGGCTCGGCGGCGGTTGTGTGGCGGGAGCACTTCGCACCGCTGTGGGTCTGGGGTGGAGTGTGGCTGGTGGTCGCGGCGATCCTGATCGTTTCGGCGTTCCTGCGCAACGACGCCATCGGGTACCTTACGGCCACCGTATTGAAGATCAGTTGGTCACTGACCAGTTTCGCCTCATGGATGTTCGGAGGCGTTGATCGGGGGTGGGTTTCCTCGATCATCTGGCTGGTCGTGGCCGCGATGGTCTGGGTCATCGCCGGATGGCCCGAGCCGTCGCCCGTGATGCCGACCGACGAGGAACCCCGATGACCCTGCTGGCCGCTACCGTCCCTCCGGCGCCCGGCGTTGCGCAGACCTGGATCCCGACGATCCTGTCCGCCGCCGTCGCGCTGGTCGTCGGCTTCATGGTCTACCGGAACGCGCGGAAGGCGAACGCGGTCACCGAGGAGGCCGAGCTTGCCAAGCGGCAGCTTGCGTGGACACAGCAGGCGATGAGTGAGGCGACGGCGGCGAAGATCGAGGCGCGCGGCGCGTCGGAGGCGGCCGGGCACGCCGAGCGTGCGGCCAAGGCGGCGACCGACGCGGCGGACGGCGCCAACCGCCGGGCCGAGGGCGCCGAGCGGCGTCTGCGCGAGGTCACCGAACTGACCGACCGACTCATGGACTGGATCGTCCGGGTGGTCCGCAAGGCACACGCCGACGGCATCAGCGACGCGGCCTCGCCGCAGGTGGAGGAGCTGCTGCGGGCGATCAACGGCGGTCCGCCCGAGGTCACGCTCACCAGGCTGAACAGGCGAAAGTGAGAGGATGGCGGCGTGACGATCAGACCGGACGCCTTCAGCGATCAACTGCGCATCGTCTCGGTCACGGCGACCACCTGGGCGCTGACCATGTCGCTGTCCTGGACCGGCACCAAGGGTGAGGCCTTCGTCGTGCCGGCCGGGTTCGTCACGGACTTCGCGACCATCCCGCGATTCCTGCACTGGGAGGTCTCGCCGTACGGCGCCTACACCCGCGCGGCCGTGCTGCACGACTGGCTGTTGGTCTCGCTAGCCACCTGGACATCGGAATGGGGAACGCCGCAGGGTAGGGATCCGGTGAATCCGGATCGACTGAAGTGGCCACCGGCGAACTCGCGGGACTGCGACGGGATCTTCCGGCGGGTGATGGAAGACCTCGGCGTGCCGTGGGCGAAGCGCTGGACGATGTGGGCGGCGGTGCGGTGGGCGTCGTTGTTCAACTCGCGGCGGGCGTACGGGCGGAGCTTCCTGCGTGACCTGCCCGCCGTGCTCGGCATGACGGTGCTCGCCCTGCCGGTCAGCCTGCCCGGTGTGATCGGCGTGCTCATCTCGCTCGGCCTGCTCAAGGCCGGCACTGTGCTCGCGCGCATCGGGCGCGCGTGAAGGAGGCGTAAGCCATGGCTACACCTACCGTCCGGGACCTCGGCGCATCGCTGGTCCGGACCTTCGTCGCGACCGCGGTCGGCGTCGGCATCGCGTGGCTGGCGAAGAACGCGCACTTCGTGATCGACGACGCGACCTCGGCGGGCCTGGTGCAGGCGTTCACCGGCGTCGTGATCGGCGCGTACTACTTGGTGGTACGGACGCTGGAGACCAAGGTGCCCGCGTTCGGCTGGCTGCTCGGGCTGGCCAAGCTGCCTACCTACCCGGCCGCGACCGGCGAGGTTCCGGTGCCCGCATCGGGTAGCGTGCCCGTCAAGTAGGCGACCCTCGCCACGACTCGGAACAGGAACCGCCCCCGTGACCTTCCGGTCCGGGGGCGGTTTCTTCATGCGATCAGACGGGCTGGCAAGGGGACGCGCTGGGCTGCATCAGGAAGCAGGACGCGGACCCGTCGTCGTGACGGTAGTCCTCGATGCCGAAGTCGTAGTGGGCGGGCCGTTTGCAGTGCGAGCAGATCATCGGCTCCAGGTGGTCGAGCGGCTCACCGTCGTGACCGATCTCGGTCTGGTGCTCGTGGTTGTCGTTGCCGCACTGGGTGATCACGCTGCTGCTCATCGGAAGGACCCCGTGTCCACACGGGTGAGCACGATCGGCGTGATCCGGATGTTCGGACCGCCGGACGCAGGCACCAGTTCGACCGTGGCCCGGAGGATGTCCACGATCTCGTAGATCTCGCCGATCATGTGGGCGGGCACTTCGCTGGCGCAGAAGTCGGCCACCTTGACTACGGTCCCGATCGGATACGGGGAGCAATTACCCTTGGCCATGTCCGTCCCTCTCTCTCGTTATCCTTACTGTACTCCCAGTACAAGAGAGACGCAAGGGCTAGAGTCCCTTCGCCGTCAGCCAGGCACGCATCGCGGTGGCGAGGGCCGCGTCCGCCGCGTCGGCCGGTGAGGGTGCCGGGTCGGGATCCGGCGCGGGGGCGTTCGGCGGGATCAGCACGATCACGTCGCCGTCGGCCTTGAGGAGTTTGCCGAAGTCGGCCACCGACAGGTAGAAGCGGCCGTCGAGACCGAACGACGTGCCCCAACTCGTCGTGCCTCCGATGAAGTCCTGCTTGGCGTTCAGCGGGAACGGGCCTGCGTACGGGAGCCGGCCGGCCGGGACGAACTCGTCCACGATCCATTCATGCCCACCGTCGACCGGGCCCGTCGCCTTGATCCGGCCGTACGCGTCCGGGTAGAACATGTTGTCTAGCCACTCGGTGCCGACCAGCAGCGGGAAGTGCTGGAGCGCGGTCAGCGCGTCGGTCAGCGAGAACGTGTGCTGGTAGCCAGGAACGATGCCGAGGCCGGTCAGCACCTTCGCCGCGGTCAGGCCGTCCGATCCGGTGTCGTTCGGCGGATACGTGCCGGGGTAGTCGTCGGCCGCAGTGAATGCGGAGTAGAGATGCACTGCCCCGTCCTCGTTCCATGGGATCCGGGTGACGTTGCTGAGCGGGCCGTTGACGTGCCACGAGTCCGGCTCGGCGTCCCAGTACGGGCCGGTCGCCAGGATGCCGAGGGCGGCGTTGCCGGTGCACGAGCCGAGGTTGCCCTGGTCGAAGATCGGAATGTGGCGCTGGTGGAAGACGGTGACGGACAGGTCGAGAGGAGCGCTGCGGAACGGGAAGCGGCGCGAGCGCGGGTCGTGGTTGACGTGCCGGCCGAGGCCGTACAACTGGCCGTCGGGCCGGACGACGTCGTGGTCGAGCCCGGGCTCGATCCGGTAGCGGTAAGGCGTGGGCTGGGTCATGGCCACCATCATGCACCCGACCATGCACAACGACCCCCGATCCGGAGATCAGAGGTCGCTGAGAGACTTGCCCACACCGCTATGAACTAGTCGGCGCCAGTCTAGTGCTTGTGGTCGCGGCAATGCACGACCACGCCCGGGCAGTCGCGGCCCTTGCCCTTGCTCAGGAACGCCAGGCCGAGGCCGGCGGCGATGACCACCGCGCCGAGCATGGCCGGTCGGTCGAGCGCGTGGCTGAGCGTGCGGAGGGTGGCGTAGGCCAGCGCGACGCCGCCGGCCAGCAGGACGAGGACGGCACCACCGGCGATCGCCGCACGGAAGGCGACCGGGTGGGCCTTGCGGAACGAGAGACGCTCGTCGACCAGCACCGTCACCAGCGCGGTCACCGAGCCGTCGCGGTTACGTCGCAGCGCGATGTCGCGGGGCGCGGTGACGAGGCGGCCCTGCCGGCGCTGGGTCTCGAGCGTGCGGCGGACCTGATCGGCGGGGCCAACGATCGGGAGCTCGCGCGGGACGAGGCTGGTGGTCATGGTGTGCTCCTCTCGGTGCTCTGATGATAGGGCATCGGGCATACAGTGCGGCCTCGCGCATGACGAAGCCCCTGCCTGGGGGTCGGTGGCAGGGGCTTCAAGTACAGGTGAATCAGGAGGCGAGCAGCGCCACCGCGTACGCGCCCAGGCCGAGCCAGACGAGAACGGTCAGCAGGCCGCGGACGATCAGAAACGGCGCCGAGGGGACCGCTACCCGCCAGGCGGCGACCGTGCCGATGAAGACGATGGCTACGACCAGGATGAAGCCGATCGGCAGGTGTCCGAGACCGGGGCCCGAGCCGGTGAAGAGTGGGACGAGCACATGGGCGAACAGCCACCACGCGCCGAGGCCGAGCGCGCCGGCACCGATCACGATGCCGGTAGGTACGGCGCCGAAGCGCCGGAAGCGGAGCCATCCCGCGTGCCGCTCGCCGTACTTGGCGGCCGCGGCCCGCTCCGACGTGGCGTTCCACTCTTCCTTGCTCAGCATCCCGGTTACCTCTCGTCTCCCCTCGGTGTCTCCATTAGAACACGGAGCGTCGTCAGCGCCCCGTCATCGCGTGGCGAGCCGGTCGCGCAGGTCGGTCACGGGGTCACCTCGGGCGTCTCGTCGAGCGCGGCCGCCACGGTCCGCAGGATCGCCTCGGCGTAGGCCATGGCGATCGCTGCGGATGCCGCCAGTTCGACACGTTCCGATCTGGTCCCGAGCGACGCAATCTCCTGCGCGTCCTCTTCGGCGAGCCGGTCGGCGGCGTGTTTCATGAGCCGGACGATCGCGGCAGTGTCGGCCATGTCAGCCCTCCTCCGTTCCGGCGGCGAGGCGGGCGTGGTGGTCGGCCGCGGGCTGGGCCGGTACGTGCTTGTGGTCGGGCAGCTTGATCTCACCGGGGTTGCGCTGACGCCACTCGGCCATCTCGGTGTAGGCCCGTTCAACCTCCCGGGCCTGCTCGTCCAGCCCCAGCCCTTCGCAGAGAACGCGGTACGCGTCGACGGCGCGTAGGGCGAGCTTGTCCTTGGCCTTGATCGTGAAGACGGGCATCGGGTCTGTTGTCACGTGGTTTCTCCTGGCGTGAGGGCTTGGTGGCCGGCGCGGCGGGCTGGCGGGTCGCGCTCGACGTCCGAGCACAGGTAGGTCCAGGGCGGGCCGACGCCGACCCAACCCCGGTCTCGCTCGCGCGTCACGGCGTGTGCCATTCGCCAGCAGGGCCAGAGCCTTGAAGCGTCCGGCAGGTTGTAGGCGGTCACGGTGTCTCCCCGGATGCGAGTCGTGCTTGGTGGGCTAGGCGTTTGGCGGCTTGGTCAGTTCGTCAGCACCAGTGCGGGCCGGCCGAGGGCCGTGCCCGGGTTCGGGCAGCGATGGGGGACGACGGTGGCGATGTGGATGAGTGCCGTGACGGCGTCCGACGCACGGGTCCCGTGCTCCACCAACGTGCCGAGATGCGTTCTGGCACTGGCCGTCCTGGCCGTGTATTCCTCGGCATAACCGAACGCGCGGGCCGGCGGCATTCCCGCAGCGATGGCGGATTTCGCGAGACGGTCGGCGATGTCGTTGTCCTCGTTTCCCTTGACCTCCGTAATGATCGCCTCAATCCGGCGCTGAATGTCGCGAATAGCTTCGGCCGTGGCCTCGAGGTCGTGCAGGAGTCGGATGGTGTCAGATGGATTGGACATGCTTCCTCAATTCCTCGGCGTGCTTCTCGGACAGTGCCTTGACCTTCTCGGCGGCCCGGCCGGCGGCGTGCAGGGCGTCCGCAAACTCGGTGAGCGTCCGCTCCGTCTCCTCCGCAACCTCGGCCGCACGCTCGGGCGGCACGCCGTGCTCGATCGCGACGGCCTCGGTGGCTTTGCGGCTTGCGGACATCTCGTCTGCGGGCACCTCTGCGGACGCACGGACATCCGCAGACAGGTAGATGACCGCCTCGATCAGCTCGAACAGATCCATGGGGCTCCTCAGTCGAAGTCGAAGCCGGAACCGCGGCCGCCGGAGCGCGGCGCGGCGGTGGCGTGGATGGTGTAGAAGCGCTCGTGCGACAGGCGGAAGGCCTTGCCCATCGCCTCGGCGGCGGCGGCGCACTGGCCCATCGGCTTGGTCACCGAGCGGGCGTAGGCACGCAGATCTACGCGGGCCCACGCCAGCTTCTGCGCCCACTTGCTGCCGGTCTTGGGCGTGCGCAGGCGGTGGTTTGTCTGCGCCGAGATGACCTGGAGCTTGGTGTAGATCTCGTTGCTCAGCGCGGACATGCGCCGCTCCAGGTCGTTGAACTCGGCCTTGTTCCTCGGTGCCACGAGCCACGGAAGCATCTCGTCAGCCACGATCGTCCCCTCTCGTTTGATCACGGTGCGTTGCTGTCAGGCGTGTGTCAGGTCACGCGTCAGGCCGGTGTCAGGAGGTGTCAGAGATCGACTGACACCCTGGGATTCCCTTAAGGAAAAGAGGCGACCGGCGACCCCTGACACCTTCGTCGGTGTCAGCGGGTGTTTGATCACTGGGAGTGATCGTCGCCGGAGGTCGGCCGGATGCGGTACTGACCCTTCCGGGGGTCGCCGTGCCGCTCGATGATCACGCCGTCGGCGACCGAGCCACCGTCCATCAGCATGTCGGTCAGCTGCGCCGAGACCCACGGCCGGGAACGCAGGCCGAGCTCGCCGAAGATCTGAGCCGGCGTGACGATCGCCGTGCCGGGCACCTTCCGATCGGCGTAACGCTTGTCGGCCAGCATCCGGACCAGCGTGGCGCGGACCTCGGCGCGGGCCTGCTCGGCGCTGACTGCGGCCGGCTTGTCGTCCTCGGCGCTGTCGGCGAGCGGGTCGTCGTCCATGTCCGGCGGGCGGAATTCGACGCGGGTGTCCATCGCCCGGATCGCCTCGGTGTCGTCGTCGTTGCCGTAGAGCTCGATGCCGCCCACCTCCGTCGTCTCCGCAACGTCCTGCTCGAACTCTGCGATCATCTCGTCCATCTCCTCCGGGTCGATGTCGTCCGCATCGTCGGTTGCGGGTTGCGGGGTGCGGTCCGCAAGGTGCACGACGTTGCGGGGTGCGGTTGCGGACTCGGTTGCGGATTGCGGATCGAGCATGCGGGCCCGCAGATCCACCGTCTTTGCGGCCTGCGCGTCCCACCATCCGTCGGTCGCGTCGGCCGAGCCGCGATCGAGGCGCGCCATTCCCGGGGCGCTGGCGATATTGCGGCGCAGCATCTCGGCCATGTACCGGTCATTGAGCGTGTCGAAATCGATCGGGCGGCCGTGCTCATCCTCGGCATCGCCGACGAGAAAGCGCGTCTTGAGGGCGATCGGGAAACGCGCCTCGTCGATTCCGGGGCCGGTCATGATGTGCTGGCCAGGCTTGCGCTGACCCCATTTCCCGGGGTGTGCGCCCGCCATCCGGACGTCCTGGTCGAGGACGAAGTCCTCCTCGTCGGTGTTGTTCATGCCGTGCACGAACCACAGGCCGATGTTCGCCCGCAGGTCGGTCGGCATCGCCTTCCAGTCCGGGCGCTGCAGCGACCAGCCGGTGTTGACGCCGAGCGACAGGCCCTTGCTGGCGATGTATACCGACTCGCTCGAGGCCCGGCCCGAGGCGAGGATCGAGTCCGCCTCGCCGACGTGCGCAGTCAGGAACGGCATGGGATCCATCGGCACGCGGCGACCGCCGATCAGCGCGGTCGGGCGCCGGTCGGGGTTCGGATCGCAGCAGCGCGGCGACCAGGCCGAGACGGCGAATCGGGCGAGCTCCTGCTGGCGGTAGGTCATCATGGCGCGCAACTGGCCGAACGCGATCAGGTAGTCGCCGACGCCGGCTTCGCCGTCCTCCGCGATGACCGCCGCCTCGATGATCGGCAGCAGGGGGCGGATGTCCTGGAGACCCTTCGCCTGGTTGAGGTAGAGGCAGACCCAGTCGATCCGCGAGCCCCACTCGGTGAGCAGTTGCGTCTCGGTGCCGGTCTTGCCGGAGCGGGTCATGCCGATCAGGGCGTACGAGGTCGAGCTGGCCATGTGTTTGCCCGCGGCCGTGGTGACGAACGCAGGCTTGCCGTCGGCGTAGTCGGCGACGGAGGACAGGTCGGCGATGCTCCCGCCGGGCGAGGTGGGCGGGCCGACCGGGATGTGATTGCGGAACGGATTCTTCAGCAGCAGCGTGGTCGTCGAGCGGTCGGCGCGGTCCGGGTCGCCGACGGCGGTGGACATGCCGGGCGGGCCCTGGGCGACCGACTCCAGCGAGCCGAGACCGTCCTGCATCACGGCGACCGTCTCGCCGGGCGCGTGGTGGGTGGCGATGTCGATGCGGATGGGCTCGCCGGTCTTCTCGTCGCGCACGACCTTCGGGAAGAAGCGGGTCAGCTTGCTGATGCCCAGCTTCTTGGCCAGGCCGTCCTCCTTCTCCTCCACCTCGCCGTGCCGGTCGTTGCGGGCGACGTCGAGCCGGGCCAGCGACCACGTCACGGCGACCGCCCAGCCGGCGGCGACGAACAGCGGCGACCACCAGTAGTCGGGGCCCGTGCCGACGTTGATCTCGAAGAGGATGCCGAGGATGCCGACCGACGCGGCGAGCGCGACCCGCTTCGGGGTCTCGCGGTGGGCGGTGAAGTGCCACGCCACCCAGCACATGCCGATGGTCACCCACGCCAGCAGGGTGATCGCGATCGGCTCGGCGGCAGGCCCGACCGGCACCGTCCAATTGATCGGTCCGGCGTGCAGGTCGATGCCGGACGTCCAGACGTGGATCAGCCACGCGGCCGGCAGGCCGGCCAGCGGGGCGAGGAACAGACCGGCGAACCGGCGCGGCTGGTGCATGAGCGAGCCGCCCGAGCGCGGCGCGGTCTCAGCGTGGGTCTTGGTCGCCATCTTGCTCGCCTTCCAGCAGCGCACGAACCTCGGACTCGCGGTAGCGGCGATGACCGCCCAGCGTGCGGATACTGCGGATACGACCGGCCTTCGCCCACCGGTTCACCGTCTTGGGATCCACCCGGAACAGCGAGGCCACCTCGGCGGGGGTGAGCAGCGGATCGCCGCCTAGGGCGTCAGTGTTCATCAGCAGTTCCGGTCGGCGGCGTTCAGCATCGACGCGATCTCGGCCGCCTCGATGCCGGAAATCCGCACGCCGACCGGGTGGCCATTGTCGTCGCGGATGTCAGTCAGGATCTCGCCGTCCAGCACGGTGATGTGGACGGTCGCGCCGCACGTCAGGCGCAAGCTTGCCTGATAGGTCGGATGTACGTTGATATCGGTCAATCGAGACGCGTCGTCAGTCATGAGCCCAGTATGCCAGACAGGGCGCGTGTGAGTCACGTGGGCGCGGCTGTCCGTTTTAGGGCACAACAAAACGGGTGTTGCGCTCCATCCACACCCGGCCGTTGAGCCGAATGGCACCGCAGGCGCAGCGCTCGACCCCGTAGAGGCGGACCCAGCCACGAGTTTGCGCGCGACACCGATGCCACTTACGAGGGATGGGCGCCTGATACCAGGCCACTCCACCGACGTGCTCAATCTCGTTCATCAGCGAACCAACTTCCTAAGGGCGCGGTGGACGCGCCAGAAGGCGGACCAGCCGAGCGCGACGCCGAGCACCGGCGCGCCCACCCACGGGACCTGCGGCCAGGGCAGTTGCATCATGAGCAGACCGCGGGCGGACAGGTAGGTGCACGCGGCGATGAGCAGGGCCAGCGCGATCGGCTTGCCGACCTTGCGGCGGCGGCGTCGCCCGGCGATACGGTTCGGAGCCGGACTGGCGGGAGGCCGGCGGGAACGCGGGATGCGCTCACCGGCCGGCCGGACCGGGCGCACGTCGTTGTAGACAGGGCGCAGTCGGTCGATCCAGAACGCCTCGGCGCGACGGAGAGCGCGGTCATCCTCGCCCATGTCGCCGGTGCTGCGCACGATCTCCAGGCAGCGGTAGCCGTCGCGGCCGGGCAGGATGCCGGCCTTCCACGGATCGTGCGCCACGTCCCCGGCCGAGGTGTGGCCGCTCGATCCGTGTACGCGGCGGTGGATCGTCGTGGTGGTCATGCCGACATACGAGTGATCGGTGTCGGACTGGCCGGCCAGAATCAGCTCGTAGACGTAGCCGTAGATCGGGCGCGCGGCCATCAGAGCACGTCCGCGAGCGCGGCGAGCGCTTTGGTGGCCGCGCGCTGGATGCGGCCGATGGCGAGCACCAGCGCTTCGGCGTCCATCGCGGAAGCGTCGAGGCGCGTGTCCTCAATGACCTTCTTCAGCGTGGCCACCGCAGAACTGCGGACCATTTCGGCGCGAGCCTCCACTACCCGATCTTCGGAGGGGTCAGCCAGGCTAGCCAGATTGCCGTGCCATGCATTCTGGCTGCGCACCTCCCGAAGGTCGGCCAGCCTGAACCGGCGCTCGCTGGGTCCGCGCGGACCGTCGTAGGTGACGATGACCTGAGTCTTGGTGGCGCGCCATCCGGTCGTCGGGATGACGCGGGCTCGACGGCCGTAGTCGAGGCTCTCGTAGATGACCGCCTTGGCGATCCAGTTGGGCACGGTGGCCATGGTCGTCTCCTCAGTTCTTGCGGCAGCGGTGGCCCGCGTCGTGGCGGCCAGGGGTACGGCAGTCGGGGTCGGCGCAGCGGGTGCACGCGTCCACGTGGATCGAGGCGACCTCGATCGTGTCCTCCAGGCTCCACATCTCGTGCGTGTCGTGGACGAGGTTGTCGTGGTCGAGACCGCGGCCGGTCGCGTGACCGGGGCAGATGGCGACGTACGACGCCCCGTCGTGGTCGTCGGGAGTGATCTCGACGCGGGCAGTCTGGTTGTCGTTGGTGACGAACAGGCGGGCCATCTCACACCATCCGGGTGATCGTGATGCGGGAGTCGGTGTCGACCAGGGACGCCCCATCGATGCGGAGCGCCAGCGTCTTGACGAGCAGGTGCCGTGCCGCGTGGTCGCGCGGGTAGGTGATCGTGGTGACCACGGTCTCGCGGTTGGCATCGAGATCCCAACCAATCCGGGAATCGACCGTTACGCCGATGCTCGGCATTACCTGCTCGACGATCCGGCGCGCGTCGCGGGTGGCCTTCTGGACCGTAAGGCCCGTGTTCAGCTTGCGGGCGGTGCTCTTGACCGTGCGACCCGAGGTGTACATCTCGTCCCCCTTGCTCTCGATAACCTTACTGTACTCCCAGTAGAAAGGGAGCGCAACCCTGGGATGGCCAGATGGCGCGGACCCCCGCTGAGGTCGCAACTCAGCGGGGGTCCGCTACCCGAATCGGCCACGCCTCGGGATGGGGCGCTAACCAAGGCATCGGACAGGGGACGATGCCACAGGCCTGTCAGGTCTAGAGGGACCCAGCCTTGACGCTGGTCGGGACGAGGTAGACCTGCACGGTGCGCGGGCCGGTGTGAAGTACCTCGACCACGCGCATCTCCCGCTGGACCAGCGCGCCATCGTTGGCCGTCACGGTCACCCTGACGAGTTCACCCTTGCGGGGGATGCACTCGGCGGTGGGCCACCCCTCGGTGCGGGTCCACTTCTCTCCCTGGCTGATGACCTGGCGGAGGTAGAAAGCGATCTCCATGTCAGGGCCTTCCGGTGAGGTCGTGGCCGTTCGTCCGGCGCGCGTCGGCGGCGAACTGCTCGGCGGTGCGCTGCTTGAGCGGCGGGTCGTAGTGGGCGGCCAGCTCCGCGATCGTCATGCCGCGAGGGCGGTCGGCGGACATCGACGACCACATCACCACGAGGGCGTCGGCCTTGAGATCGGTACCGCGCAGCACCTGGCCGTCGCGGACGTGCACGCCCTGGGTTCCCTCGCGGGGGAGGATGATCTCTCGGCGCGGGATCTCGAGCGTGCTCTTCGGCTTGGCCGGCGCGGGCGGCTTCAGTACGCCTTCGGCCCGGGCCAGCCGGGTGTGCATGTCGGCGACGATGGCGTCGTCGGCGGACAGCGCCAGCTTGGCCAGGCGCACGTCGCGGCGCAGCAGATCGGAGACCGTGGAGTCGCCGCGGGACAGGCGGAACGAGAGCATCGTCATCCGGGCGGTCAGCCGCTCGCGGTCGATTGTCACCGCGTCGCGCTTGGTCGGCTCCAGCGCGCCGAGGGCCAGCAACAGGCGCCGCGGCGTCCAGCGCCACGAGGTCGGTTGCTGCTTCTCCGGGTCGTCGTCGCCGGTAAGGTCCAGGTGCCAGTTCCAGGCGACCAGCAGCGGGACGACGAAGCGCAGCGGCGCCTGATGCCAACCCTCGGCCAGCGCGACCACCGTGCCGCCGATCACCGCCAGCGACCAGACGAAGCGCACCGGGCGGGCGCGGCGCTCGTGGTCGGTGCGGAAGCGGTTGGCCCGCAGCATCGCTGAGAGCATGAACGTCTCGAAGAGCAGGAACAGCACGCCGGCGAACAGGGCCGGCACGTGGTAGACGGTCGTCGCGGCCTGCCACATGCCCTGCGCCATCCAGGTCAGCCCGATCGTGGTGGCGATCAGCGCGACCCGGCGGTCCGGCTTCTTGGAGGTCAGGGCGAACACCACGACCAGCGCCAGCGCGGCCGGGACGGCGACCAGCAGGACCGCGGGCCAGTCGATGCGGGCGAGGCGGTCCAGAACGTCGGTGAGCAGAGAGTCAGTGGTCATGGGTACGATCGAAGCTCCTCTAGAGATCACGGTGAACCCGGATCTCCTCTCGGCGAACGGGGCGGCCCCACGACCGCCCCGTTCGTGTGTCCGGGGTCAGTGGTCGGCCAGCACGCCCGCACCGTCGCGCAGGAAGTTGAATGGGCGGACGTTCTTGGCTCCGGTCGGGTAGATGAAGCCTGCGTACCGGCTGCCCATCGCGACGGCGACCGGGTTGTCGACAGCGCCGAACGTCATGGTCAGCGTTCCGTGCGCGCGAGCGGCGCCGAACGCGCCGAGGCGGGCGTGGAAGAAGCTGACCGGATCGGGATAGCCGTTGATCCCGATGCCCTGCGGGTGCCGGATCGCCTCGATGTGGGGGATGTCGCGCCGCGCCTTGTCCGGGTCGCCGGGCACGCGGAGCTCGCGGTTGCCGCGCGGGCTGTCGATGCGCTCGATCAGCAGGTCGCCGACGGGCGTGCACTTGAGGGTGACCGGCGTGCGCCAGAGCTTGGCCGGCAGCTTGAACAGCTTGACGATCTCCTTGGCCGCGTCGAGGTAGATCCAGGTGCGCCAGGGGCTGTCGTCGCCGCCCCAGTGGATGTCGTCCTCGTCGTCGTCGACCTCGCCCTCGGCGCCCTCGCCGGGGAACCATGCGACGGTGGCCGCGGCGAACACGTCGTAGGCCGTGAAATGCAGGGCCTCGCCGTCCCACTCGATCGCGAGACCGGCGAGGTCGGACTTGTCGTCGAGCACGATGGGCAGCATGTCCTGAATGCCGCCGATCAGCTCGGTGGTCGGGATGGTGATCATGCGGTGTTGCTCCTCTCGTCCCCGTAGAACCACGGGGGCCTGATGGTGGACCTCTCTGCCGGCCACAACAGCAGCCGGACGCATTCCTGGTCGGCGCGGTGCAGCCGGTTGACGGCGTGCTCCAGCCGGTTGCGGCCGATCGGCGGGCGACGGCGCTGGGCGGTGACCCGCATGCCCGCGCGGGACATCAGCCGGACCGCCTCGGCGGCGTGGATGAACTCGCGGGCAGCACGCAGCCGGATCGTGTTGCAGCGCTCGCACGCGTCGCGGTAGAGCATGGTCGACGGCAGGGTGCAGACGAGGCAGGTCATCTCGCCGCTGCCAGCAGCACGTCGCGGGCCTTGGTGATCAGGCGCATGACCGCCTCGCTACCGCCCACGTCGGGGTGATGCTTCTTGGCCGCGAGCTTGTAGACGCGCCCGATGCCATCCCTGGTCACCAGTTCGTCGGCGATCAGGGCAGCGGACACACTGAGCGCATCGGCCATGACCAGCCGGGCCGATTCGACGGTGAGAGTGTCCTCCATCGGCTTGGCCGCGATGGCGTTCCAGCCGCGGTACTGCTCGCCCGAGCGAGTGATGCCGTAACGGTCGACGGCGCGCAAGGCTTGCAGGCCCAGCGCGATGGCACGGACGTTGTCCTGCCAGTGATCGAAGGCGTCGGTGGCGTAGGTGAGCGGGCCGTGCACTGAGTCGAAGCTGATCTGTACGCCCTGGAAACCGACGCGGGTATTGGCCCGGATCAGACCGTCGCGGCGCAGGTCGGCATCGGTGATGTCGATCTGAGTGGCGATCACCTCGCCATCGAGCAGACCCACCTCGCGTTTGAGCAAGTCGATCGTGACCTGCCACTTGGTCCGGAAGGTGGCGCGGCGCGGGTACTCGGTCTTCGGCTTGTTCCAGCCGACCATCGGGCGAATCTCAAAGCGTGGCGTGGTCACTTGACCCACGACTCCGGGACGGCGTGGTGGCCGTGGTGCGGGTCGAGGTGATACCACCCCGTGCTCGTCGCCATGACCAGGCCGCGGTACACCGGGTCGTGGATGGCCACGTACTCCACCGGCGCGCCGCACTCGTGCATGCGGAACGGCTCGCCGACCTTCGCGGCGCACCTCTCCTGTGTCGGCATGTGCTCTCCCCTCGGATTTGCTCTTACTGTACTCCCACGCTAACGCCATGACCAGAGCGGGCTACCGCCGGACTCCTCGTTGTCGTCCTCGCGACGAATCCGGACCAGCAAGGTCTCCTCGTCGACTCCGCAGTCCAGCCGCACGATCGCCACGTATTCGCCGCAGATCTCCACCAGCACGCCCGGCCCGTGATTGTCGACCAGCGTCAGCGGCCTGACAATCACGCGGTCACCGGCGCGGACCACTCGCCCGGTGCCGTCGATGATGAAGTCCCTGCCCATACCGGCTCCCCTCGGCAAGAAGCCCGAGCCAGACGCGCCCTCGGTTGGCGCCCGGCCCGGGCCATTTTGGGTGAGGGGCGGCCGGCGTAGATCCGCCGGAACAAGGTTTGACCCCCGCCCCTCGTGCCCGTGGCCGGATTCGAACCGGCGACCTCCGCCTCAGCTTCCCGGTCGATCAGGCCGGGCCATCGTCTGAGGGCTTACGCAATCTGCCTCATCAGGTAGGCGGTGCGCTGTCCACTGCGCCACACGGGACAGGTGAGGGGCGGAGATGGCTAGCTCACCGGCCATTCCCTCGCTGGCGATGCGCCGGCTTTCGCCAGTTCCGCTCCGCCCCTCGTGCTCGTCTGTCCCGAGCTGCCAGATCGTCTCTCCGATCCGTCACGGCATCTGCCTTCCGTCCTCGGCGATCGTTCGCGCCCGCTCACCTTCGAGATTGCGACGTGGTGCGGTTGCTACTTGATCGTGCGCGCGACCGGAATTGAACCGGTACTTCCCGGTACAGTCCGGGCACTCTGCCGTTGAGTTACGCGCGCGGTGACCGCCTGCATGTCGTCCGTGGGCGACGGTCACCTATTCAGTTGTGGTACCCATCCTCGCGGATGCGTCTAGAGCGAGATGCCAGCGGCCTTGAGACCGGAGGCGTACTCGCGGGTGGTGATTTTGATCCGGGGGCCGCGGTCCGGGATGCCGTACGCAGCGGCCCACTTGCGGATGGTGCCCTCGGTGACGAACTCGCCGAAGATGACCGGCGTCAGCGCGTGGCTGATCTCGTTCCAGGAATTCGGGCCGGCCTCGGGGTGACGGCGCCGCGCGATGAACTGGGCCAGCGAGGTGTCCGACACCTCCGAGCTCATCTCGATCAGGCGGCTGATGAGCCGCATCTCTCGCGTCTCGGCGGGCCGCACCCGTTCGGTGCCCGGCATACGCCCTCCCTTCGTCGGTGCCTCGGTCTGTGTGTTTCGACTTCCTCACTGTGCCATATGGCGGACTGGTTGTGCAAGGGCTTGCGTTAGTGGATACTGTACGTACGAACCGAGGGGAGAGGGTTTCAGATGGCAGACGACGAGTTCGGCGCACTGTCCGACGCGTGGGGGACCGGTGAGCTGGACAGCCCGGACGACGTGGAGCCGATGATCGTGCCCGCGTTCACCGCGCTGCTCACCCGGGTCATCGCGGGGCGCAGCGGCGAGTACACCGAGACCATGTGGGTGCACGGCTACCCGTCCGCCAAGATGGTCACGGTCACGCACATGCCCATCGTGATCCACGGGCAGCAGGTCGCGCCGGGGGTTGTCACCAGCATCCCGGTCGGGTGGCGGGTGATGGCCACCGCCGAGACGTTCCGGACCCGGTGCGAGTCCATCCTCGGCACGCACGCCCGCGTCGGCGGCTGGGTCCGTCGGCCGCACACGATCCAGGGGAGCTGAGATGAGCGACGAGATCGAGGTCCGCAGGCTGACGGTCGACGAGATCGCGTTGCTGCGGGAGATCGTGGAGTGGCGGCGCAACCACGACGTGGACTTCTGGCGGGCGCACGGGAACCTCGGGCGATTCGCGCAGTGGTCCGAGGTGGGCCGGGATGGTCGGCAGGTGTCGATCGACTTCATGCGCGGGGACGACGGGCTGTACGCCGAGATGACCATCGGGCGCAAGCGCGAGTTCGGCGGGATGAAGGTCAACGACCGGTGGACGGTGGCGCAGGGGATCGAGGTGCTCGTGTCGCTGGGCTACCTGCCGCCGCGGTTCTCGTCGAGCTACCGGGCCGGGTGGGAAGCGGCGACCCTGTGGCATGGCGTCAGTGACCGCGACGATCACACCGCCATCGCTTTTGCCAAGGCGTTTCATGACCCGGACAACATCTCCTTTCCGGCCGGAGAGGTGGCGTGGTGATGCCGAGGGTGCTGCGCTGCCGGGAGTACGTGTACGCGGCGATGAACAAGTACGGCGACCGGTACCGGTGCGTGCGGTTCCGGGCGCACCTCGGCGCGCACCGGGACCTGCGCGGGGATCGATGGAGCGTGAGGGGACGATGAACGTGGGAGATCTGATCACGCCGACCGGGCGGCTCGTGCTGCATCCCGAGAGCCTGGGTGGCGAGGAGTGGCTGAAGGCCCGGCGCTGGCGGGAGCCGATGGTTCCGGCCGATTACCCCGGAAGCCTGAGCGGCTGGTCGGCGGAGGAGCGGCAACGACTCGGCTACCGGATCGGGTCGTCGGAAGTGCCGTCGATCCTCGACCTGGAGGGCGTCGACACGCCGGCCCATGTATACAGAGCGAAGGTGTACGACATCCGTCCTGAGGTGACGGAGCCGATGACCTGGGGACACCTGCTGGAGGCTCCGATCGCGCTGGAGTGGTGCCGGCGCAACCGGGCCGTCATCGACGAGATCGGGCTGGTCGCGCGGGACGGCGCGCCGTGGCATCAATCGACGATCGACCGACGGGTCCGGGAGTGTCCGGTCACCCGCAAGGGGCCGATCCAGCTCGGCGCCGGGCACGGCGAGTGCCTGCTGGAGGTCAAGAACGTCGGGTTCGCTTCGGCGTCGCGGTGGCACAAGGAGATCCCGGACAGGATCTACGCGCAGATCCTGCATCAGCTCTACGTCACCGGATACCCGCACGCGCACTACGCCTGCCTCGTCGGCGGCAACGTACTGAAACAGGGCATCGTCTACGCCGACCGTGAGAAGAAGGTCATGGACTACGTGGTCGGCGAGGTCGACCGGTTCCGGACCGAGCACCTGCTCGCGGGGATCGAGCCGCCGTGGGACGTGTCCGAGAAACCGGACAAGATGATCGCGCTGGACGAGGCGACGCACCCGGAGCGGGTCGGCACGCTGGACATCGAGGGCGTCGGCGAGGTCATGGCGTACGCGCAGGCCGCCCGGGCCAAGAGCGACGCCGAGGCCGAGCGGAAGCGGTGTGTCGCCCGGCTGCGGCAACTGGCCGACGGCAAGGAGTTCGTCACGTTCTCCGGTGAGCTGGCGTACCGGCTCGGGCCGACCACCAAGACCAACGTCGACCTCGACAAGCTCAAGGAGAAGTACCCGGACGCATACGACGATCCCGAGGTGGTCAGCGAGACGCACAGCCACACGATCTACCTCAGCAAGGCCTACAAGGTCGAGAAGGAGACGAGATGAAGCAGGTCATCGGGGTGGACCCCGAACTGATCCGGGCGCGGCGAAAGCTGATCCGGGACGATGCGCCGTGCAACGGGTGCGGAGGGCGGCTGGCGGACTGCGAGGCCGCGCGAGGGCAGGACCCGACGGCGCCGCCGTGGTTCGGGTGCTGCGCGCAGGGCACGATGATGGCGCCGTGTTCGCACCAGTCCGACCGCGGCGCGCTGACCATCCTGATCCAGGAGATCGAGGCCGGGATCGTCCGGCCGGTCGAAGCGATCCTGGCCGAGCGGGCCGAGCGGGAGGGCCGTATTGCCGCGCGGATCGCATCGCGGACCACGCCGGATGGCCGGGTGCTGGATACCGCGAGCGCGATGCTCGGCCAGGGCGAATGGTGGCGGCGCAAGACCGGCGAGTGGGCCAGGATTGCGGACATGAGCCCGGGACACCGGTACAACACGGCGGCACTGGTGATGCGCAACGCCACGGGGCATGCACTGGCCATCGCGAGCGAGGCGATCTTCTACGCCGACACCCACGACGGCGGGGACGGGGCGCAGAGCGCTCTGGACCGGGTCGCGAGCAAGGCCCAGCACATCGCGCTGAACGACCCGCAGCGTGCGGTCCGGGAGTCGGTGCTCTATCGGGCGCTGACCGCTGGGCTGACGGTCCAGGGTGACGGGACGCAGCCGTGGCAGAAGACCGGGGGCGATCCGATGTGCGAGATCCCCGCGTGCGGATGCTCGGGCGAGGCGCATCCGTGAGCCGGCGGGACTCGGAGGCGGTCGGCGTGGCGATGATGGCGCTGTTTGTGATCGCGTTCATCGGAGCTGCGGCCAGCGCGTCGGCTGGGCATTACGTGGCGTCGCTCGTCATCGTGACAGGTGCGTCGCTCGGCGGGCTGGCCGTGCTGCTGCTGCAACCGCGAGGGGGGCGGCACTGATGTGGTGGACAGGTGCGGCGCTCGGATTTGATACGGAGACGGACGGACCGGTGCCGACCGAGGCGCGGATCATCACGGGGGCCATGGTGCTGATGACGCCGGGCAACCCGCCCAACCCGATGGAGCTGATGATCCAGCCCGAGCGGGACATCCCGCAGGAGGCGATCGACGTGCACGGGATCACCACCGAGCGGGCGCGGGAGGAGGGCGTGCTGCGCGAGGTCGGGATCGCGCAGATCGCCGCGACGATCGCCGAGCTGGCGTGCGCCGAGATCCCCGTCGTCGGGCACAACATCATCTACGACCTGACGCTGCTCGATCGAGAGATGCGGCGAATCGGGGCGGGGTGGCTGGAACTGGAGCCGGGGACGGACTTCGTGATGATGGTCGGCGCCGACGGCAAGGCGTTCGGCGGCCCGTTCCCGGTGATCGACACGCTGGTACTGGACAAGGCGATCGACACCTACCGCAAGGGCTCGCGGCGACTGGAGGACGCGGCGAAGTTCTACGGCGTGCCGATGGCCAAGGGCGCGGCGCACGGGGCCACGGCCGACGTGATCGCCGCGCTGCGGATCGCCATCACCATCGCCAACCGGTGCGCCATGCCGATCAGCGCGGTGTGCGATCTCTACCTCGACCGGAAGCGGCCGATGGAGATTGCCGAGGCGTTCTACAACCTGGGAGCGCTGGACCTGGTCAGCCTGCACGGTGCGCAGGTGGAGTGGAAGAAGACGCAGGCCGAGGGGCTGCGCGAGTACTTCCGGAAGACGGGCACGGCCGACCCGGACAAGGTGTCGACCGCATGGCCGCTCCAGCCGCTGGGCGAGGACGAGAGATTCGAGACCGTCGACACGACGGTGTGAGAGGAGACGAGAGTGAGTGATCTGAAGAGCAGGGCCGAGACGGCACGGGCGGAAGCGGGGCTGTCGTCGGCGGACCATCCGCAGTTGGTGCACCAGGTGACCGGTGGGCATGCCGGAGTGGCGCCGCGGGCCTCGGCGCCGGACGTGGAGGATTCACCCATCGCGGCCGAGCTTGACGTGCCGGTGCACATCGCGTGGTCGCGGGTCATGGGCGAGGTCCAGTGGATCGGCAAGACGGGGCGGGCCGACAAGTACAACTTCCGCGGGATCGACGCGGTTCGTAACGCCGTCGGGCCGGCCCTGCGCAAGCACGGCGTCATGGTTTTCCCGGTTAGCACCACGGCCGAGTACTCCACGGTCTCGCGCTCCGGCGGCGGGCTGATGACGTACTGCCGGGCCACGGTCAACTTCGCCGTCTTCGGGCCTCGGGGCGACCGGCTCGGGGGGGACAGCTTCACCATCGAGACGATGGGCGAGGCCTTCGACACGGGGGACAAGTCGTCGATGAAGGCCCAGTCGGTCGCTGAGCGCACGATGTACGTCGCCGGCCTCGCGATCCCCACTGATCAGCCTGCCATGGACCCTGAGCACGGCACGCAATACGAGCTCGGCGAGCCCAAAGCTCCGAGCGCTGAGGAGTACGCGGCCGCGATCCTGGACGACACAGTGTCGATCCAGCGCCTCCAGCAGATCAAGGCCGAACTGACCAGTAACCGCGCGCTCGGCGTGACCGAGGTCGAGCCGCCCGGGATGGACAAGGTCCGGCTCATCGACCTCGTGCAGCGGGTCGGCGCGGCCCGGACGAGGGGGACGCAGGTATGAGCCACGAGGATAACGTCGAGATGCTGGCCAGGCTGGCAGCTACCTGGCAACTCCACCACGATCAGACGAAGTGCGGGCTTGTGCAGTGCACCGGCAACACGGAGGCGCTGCGCATCATGCAGGCACGGTTCGGGCGGGCCGCCACTGAGGTGATCCTCTCGGCGGTCTGCCTGCTGGCCGCGGCCGATCAGGGCAGCGCTGCGCAGGAGCGGCTGATCGCCGACCTGAGGCGGCAATTGGAGGTGCAGCGCGGGCTGACCGCCGACGCGGCTGCGCAGACGATGCGGATGGACGCCTCCCTCGTTGCCGCGTACGGGACGATCGAGGGACTGGAGGAACGACTCGCGACGTTCTTGCCGCCGGTGGCTGGCCATGGGTGAGACGATGCCGGCCTACGACGACGTGCTCGAGCGGTCGCGACCGGCGGCACCGTTCAGCAACGGGACCGAGGGCGAGGCGTGGATGGCCGGCTGGTGCTCGCGGGACGCGGCGCCGTGCGTGCGCGATGAGCAGTTCGGGGCCGGGCCGGAGAAGTCGGCGTGCCCACTGCTGGACGTGGCGCTGTTCGAGAACCGGACGCCGCAGGAGTGGGGCGAGCGCACCTCGGCGCTTGGGCGGGAAATGTACACCTGCCGGAAGTACGAGGCGGCCAAGTAGGGAGCCGTTCGGGCTTGTGCTGAGGGAACTGTACCCCCGATAATGGGGGTACAGTTCTTTTATGACCGAGAGGGGAAAGTGGTGAAGAAGAACTTCCGATGCACGGACGACGAGGCCTGGGACGCGGGACTGGCCAAGGCCGAGGCGATGCGGCGCGCGGGCTACGACGTCGACATGACGCGGGTGCTCAACGACGCGGTTACCGTGTTCGTCGGCGAGACTCCTGAGCAGAGCGCCGAGCGGCTGGGCCTGGTCAAGGGCGAGAAGCCCGTCAGCATCTCCAGCGCGGCGGCGTTCCGGCGCTGGGCCGCGGCGGAGAAGCGATGACGGCGTACGCCGACTTCCTGGCAGGCAAGCAGCGGCGGCACGGCACCTACGGGTCCGACGTCTCGGCCGCCGTGGTCAGCTCGGCGCTGAGCGACTGGCAGCGCGAGGGGACAGCGTGGGCGGTGCGCAAGGGGCGGGCGGCGCTGTGGTGGTCCACCGGGCTCGGCAAGACGCGAGCCCAGCTCGAATGGTCCCGGCTGTCCGGGCGGCGATCGCTGATCGTCGCGCCGCTGGCCGTGTGCGAGCAGACCGCGCGGGAAGCTGCGGCGATCGGGGTGGAAGCGCACTACGTGCGGGACGACGCCGCTGCGTCCGGCCCGGGCATCTGGATCACCAACTACGAGATGGTGGAGCACTTCGCCCCCGACCGGCTGGACGCGGTCGCGCTGGACGAGGCGTCGATCATCAAGCAGTCCGACGGCAAGACCCGAACCCGGCTGATCCAGCACTTCGCCCCGGTCCGGGCCCGGCTGACGTGCACGGCCACACCGGCCCCGAACGACCCCGAGGAGCTGACCAACCAGGCTGAATTCCTCGGCGTCATGCCGCGGACCGAGATGCTGGCCGCGTACTTCGTGCACGACGATGCGGGCTGGCGACTCAAGCGGCACGCCGTCGAGCCGATGTACCGGTGGATGACCTCGTGGGCCATGGCCCTGCGGACGCCCAGCGACATCGGGTATCCGGACGACGGCTATATCCTGCCTGAACTGCGGATCATTCCGGAGATCGTGCACGTCGACATGGAGGCCCCCGACGGCCAGTTGTTCCGGGCCGAGATCGGCGGCGTCGGCGGGCGGGCGCAGGTCCGGCGGGAGACGCTGGCCGCACGGGTGGAGCGGGCGGTCGAACTGGTCAAGGCCGAGCCGGGCGAGCCGTGGCTGCTCTGGACCGGGCTCAATGACGAAGCCGCCGCGCTGGAGAAGGCGCTGCCCGGATCGGTCAACGTGCTCGGCTCGTGGACGCCGGAGGAGAAGGCCGCGGCCTACCTCGGATTCGCGGACGGGACGATCTCGTACCTGATCACCAAGCCGTCGATGTCGGCTATGGGGCTCAACTTTCAGCACTGCGCGCGGCAGATCTTCGTCGGCATGAATGACTCGTGGGAGATGTGGTTCCAGGCGATTCGGCGCTCGTGGCGGTTCGGCCAGAAGCGCGAGGTCGAGGTGCACGCCGTGCTCTCGCACCTCGAGTCCCAGATCGCCGACAACGTCTCGCGCAAGGGCCGGCAGGCCGACAAGCTCGTGGACGGCATGGTCGCTGCCATGCGGTCGGAATGGAGTACGCAGTGATCGGCGGCGCGATACCTCTGATCCGGTCGGGACGGGATCGCCATGCAGTCGAAACAACATGGTGGATCGAGATCACATGGCTACGAACAGTCTTGCGAATCAGCGTGACGCGATGATCAACCGAGAGGAACCGACCATGACCGCGAACATCACGGACGACCCGTACATCACGGCCGAGGAAGAGGGCGCGGGCTGGCGATTGATGCTGGGCGACAGCTGCGAGCGGCTGGCTGAACTGGCCGATAGCTCGATTGATCTGGCGATTTATTCGCCGCCTTTCGCCAGTTTGTACACGTACTCGCCCTCCATTCGCGACCTCGGCAACTCCGGCAGCCGGGCCGAATTCTTTTCACATTATTCATTCGTGATCTCCGAGATGCTGCGGGTCACCAAGCCTGGGCGGATCAACGCGGTGCACGTCCAGCAGCTCACGACCACCAAGACCATGCACGGCATCGTCGGGCTGACCGACTTCCGCGGCGAGGTCATCCGGGCCTACCAGGACGGCGGCTGGATCTTCCACGGCGAGGTCACCATCGACAAGGACCCGCAGGCGCAGGCCATCCGGACCAAGGCGCAGGCGCTGATGTTCGTGCAGAAGAACAAGGACTCGGCCAAGTCCCGCCCGGCGCTGGCCGACTACCTGCTGCTGTTCCGCAAGCCCGGCGAGATCGAGCAGCCGGTCAAGACCGACGTGACCAACGACGAGTGGATCCAGTGGGCCCGGCCGATCTGGCGCGGCAACGACGAGGACGGCGAGCTCGCGGCCATGGAGTCCGAGGGCATCGCGATCCCGAACGGATGCTGGTACGACATCCGCGAGTCCAACACGCTCAACGTCGCGGCCGGCAGGGAGTCGGCCGACGAGCGGCACATCTGCCCGCTGCAACTGGACCTGATCGAGCGGTGCGTGCGGCTGTGGTCCAATCCGGGCGAGACCGTGTTCACGCCGTTCGCGGGCATCGGCAGTGAACCGTACGTGGCGGTCAAGAACGGCCGGATCGGGATGGGCATCGAACTGAAGCCCAGCTACTTCGCCGCCGCGGTAGCCAACATGAAGCGGGCCGAGGCGACCGCCGGCGCGCTGACGCTGTTCGACGCGGCGGAGGCGTGATGCGCTACTACTTCGCAGGCGCGTACGCGCGGCGGGCTGAGCTGGAGGCGTATGCCGATGAACTGTTCGAGATGCTCTTCGGCGCCGACCGGGTTACCTCGCGGTGGCTGACCGACCCGCAGGAGGGACTGGACGCCGGATTCTCGGCGGGCGGGCTCGATACTCCCGAGGCGGTCAGCAAGGCGTGGGAGTACGGGCAGCGCGACATCGAGGACCTGTCCGGTGCCGACGCAATCGTGTCGTTCACCGGCGAAGGGGCACGAGGGGGCCGGCACATCGAGCACGGCATGGCGATCAGCTACTACGACAACCACCCGTGGGACCTGTCCCGGCGTACGGAGCCGATCCGGCTCGTGATCGTCGGCCCCCGCGAGCACGTCTTCCACTGCCACCCGGCGACCGAGGTCTACCCGGACTGGGCGGCGTTCCTGAAGCACGAGATCGAGCAGTACCGAGAGGAGAACCGATGATCGAGGGAGAAGTCACCGCCAAGCCGCAGGTGTTCGCGGCGGCGGTCAAGTGGGCGGCGAAGTTCGCCGCGGGCAAGCCGGCCGTGCCGATCCAGGGCGGGCTGCTGCTCACCGTGGACGGGGCGGGCAGCCTGGCGATCGAGAGCTTCAATGAGGGGATCACCGCGCGGGCGCTCGTGCCGGTCGACGGCGAGGGCAAGGGGTCGGCGATCATCTCGGCGCGGCTGCTGGATCAGCTGGTCGCCACGTTCGCCGACAAGCCCGTCACGCTGGGCGGGGACGACGAGGCCAGCCTGGTCATCGTGGCCGGCCGGTGGACCGGCACCGTGCCGGTGATGGGCGACGCCGGCGACTGGTCCGGCGTGCAGGACGGGACGCTGGTGCCGCCGATGCGGATCGGCACCGTCAGTGGGCAGGCCTTCCACGACCTGATCGCCCGGGCCGCCGCGGCGACCGAGCACGACGCGGGCAAGCCGATCGCGCTGCAGTGCATCCACCTGACCTTCGGCGGGCAGTCCGTCGTCGCAATGGCCAGCGACTCGCTGCGGGCCACCCGCGACGCGGCACCGTTCATCCGGACCGAGGAGTCCGATATCCAGAACGCGCTGGTCGTCGGGCAGCAGATGACCGACGTGGCGGCCGCGTTCATCGGGCCGGACGACATCACCGTCGGGCTCGGGCCCAACGTGCTCGCGCTGAGCTCGGCCACCCGGTCGGTGGTCGTCCGTCAGATCGCCGAGCCGTGGCAGATGCGCGAGGTCATCGCGACGCTGCTCACCGACGAGCTCCCGCACGAGGTGCTGGTCAAGGTGTCCGACCTGATGCAGCCGATGAAGCGGGCCGTGCTGATGCGCGAGAAGGACGGGCCGATCGCCGCGGTGATGAGCACCGACCTGATCACCGTGCACGCCAAGGCCGACCAGATCCAGCAGAAGGGCTCGGAGGAGGTCGACGCCCAGTACCAAGGACCCGATCACACGCTCGCGTTCAACCCGAAGTACCTGGCCGACGCGCTCGGCTCGGCGCCGGGCGAGATCGTGCGGATCCGGTTCAGCGACCAGGAGAAGCGGCCGGGCCGGCCCTGGCACGTCGTGCTGACCTCGGCCGACGACGAGGGCTCGCAGTGGCAGCACCTGCTCATGCCGCTGAAGCTGAGGGGCTGAGCCATGACGCTGACGCTGGGACAGATCATGGCCGAGTGCCGTGAGGTCAACATCGCGCACGGCTGGCGGGCTCCCGACGGCGGGATCTGCCCGGGGCAGACATGGGGCGACTACATCGCGCTGCTGCATTCCGAGATCGGCGAGGCGCTGGAGGCCTACCGGGATCACCGGCTGGCCGACGCGACCAAACCGATCTGCGGGAACGAGGCGAACACCGGAAACCCGTGCCCCGTGCACGGCAGGGGCAAGCCCGAGGGCGTGGGGTCGGAGTTCGCCGACGTGCTGATCCGGCTGGTCGACATGGCCGACGTGTTCGGGATCCGGCTGAGCGGTTACGACCGCCTGACCGATCTCCGCGCGCACACGCCGGACAGCCGCCTGTCGGTGGTCACGTTCGGCGATCACATGATGTGGCTGCACCGCGAGATCTCGGACGCCGTGCTCAGCCCGGCCAGGCTCGCGCTGGTGCTGCGCACGTTGGACACGATCGCCCGCAAGTACGGCATCGACCTCGAGGCGGAGTACGTGCGGAAGATCGCGTACAACCGTACGCGGGTCTGGCAGCACGGCGGGCGCACGCTCGCCGGAGACAAGGAGACCGATCCGCGCCTGGCCAGTGGCGGGAAGACCACCCGGAAGCGAGACCTGCTGGCGGCGATGCCGGACGACCTGCGCGGATGGTGGACCAGCGAGGAAGTGGACCACTTCATCAGCAAGTGGTTTGGCCTCGAACTACCCGAGATCACTTTGCAGGACGGGAGCGGCGAGGTACTCACGCTCTGGGTCGCCGATGTGGAGCTGGCGGCGGATCAGTTGGTGATCGGGACTCGGCAGTACGGGGCGACGCGGGGATTCGATCTGACCGAGGGCGCGTACACCGTGTGCGTGCTGCAAGAGAAGGAGACGAAGGATGCGTAAGGCGAACGAGGACGTGCTCGCGCGGACCGAGGCGGAGCGGCAGATCGGGGACATCCTGGAGGCCGAGAGCCTGATCGACAGCAGCACGTACGAGCCGACCGCGGTGGGCAAGTCGGTGCTGGACGCGCTGGGTAAGGCCGTGGAGTTCGAGACCGGGACCAGCAAGGACCCGGACCGTCAGGCCGTGGCGATGCGGCGGCTGGTCATCACCGGGGCGTGGGAGGTCGACCCGAACGGGGTCGGCAAGTAGGGGCGACGGCGCGGGGCGGTGTGGGCCGCCCCGCGCGCACGGCGGCGAGAGGAGACGAGGGATGACGGTCACCGACGAGGGCCGCGTGGCGTACGGGTGCAATCCGCGGGCGCGGTGTGGGCAGACGCAGAACGCGTGGAGCCACGGATGCCGGCACCCGGCGGCGATTCGGGCGCACGAGGACTGGATGGATCGCAAGCGGGCGCTGCGCGAGGAGGCTGCCACCTGGCCTGCGGGTCAGTGCATGGCCCGCAGCCACGGGACACGGTACGCGGCGCAGGTGAACGGATGCCGGTGCCCGGAAGCGCTGCGAGCGGTGCAGGACGAGGTGGACCGGCGGGTTGCCGTCGGGATGGCGGCCCGGGCCAATGCGTACGCGATGGAGTACGACCGGGAGATCCGGCGCATCCAGCGAGCGACCGGCGGACGGCTGTCGGCCGACCCGCGGCGGGAGTGGCGCTACGGCAAGGCGGGGGTCAGCTCGATCGTGGTGATGATGATGCTGCACGGCTTCCCGGACAGCCCGACCAGGGCCGAGCGGATGGTCGCGATCATCCGGCTCGAGCAGAAGTGGGTCCGCGACGAGCACACTGCGCAGATGCGGCCGATGTTCAAGGGCGAGATCGGCAAGCGGATCGGGGTCACCGAGGCGACCGTGCGGCGGCTGCGGGCCGAGCGGGTGCGCCGGCGCGAGCAGCGGCACCTGCGACGGCTGGCCGACGCGCAGTGGCGAGCCGCGCACCATGCGCACGGGGCGGAGAGGCGCCCGCGACCCTGACCGGTCGGCCGTGGTGTCGATGTTGCGCAGGTGCTTACGCTGACCCGACCCCGTCTTCGTGCGGGGTCGGTCCGTATCAGGGGGAGACGATATACTATGGTCACCATAGAACCATGCTTGACCAGGGAGGATACATGCAGCTCACGCGAGAGGAGATCGCCCAGCGGGCCGGTCGGGTGCGATCTTCCAAGGCCCGCAGACGGCGGTTCGCGAAGTACGCCGCAGAGATGGCGGCGTGGCCGAATGACATCGAGCCCCTCGTTCAGCACAGCCTGGCCGAGATGCTGTCCGATCTCGACTGGGAGGTCCACATCCCCTGAGACGGCGAAAGCCCGCGGTAGGAACGCGGGCTCTCTGATCACCGGGACGAGCAACAGAAGGGTTTGTCGTGACCAATGATAACGGATCGGCCGTCGCACGGCTGGTCACCGCCCTGAGCGACCCCGACCGGCTGTTCGACAGCGATCAGGTGGTCTTCCTGATGGGCGCGGCGCAGCGGTGGGGGTACGAGGCGGCCGAGGCGGAGATGAGCGCTCAGCCGATGTCCTGGGCTGCCGGGCTCCAGCAGGGCTACCGGATCCGCTGTGCCGAGGAGAACGCCGCCTACCCGCCCCGGCCGTACCGGCTGGTCACCACGGCCGGGCAGGACGCGGTCGCGGTGCACCGACGGCGTGAGCGGGTGGACGAGCGATACATGCGAGACGGCGACCACCCGGGCGGGCCGGTGCCGGCATGGTGAAGAGTGGATCAGGCAAAGGTCACGTACGTATAGCCCTTGCGCCGCAGGGTCGTAGGCACATCCACCAGCTTGCACTCTCCGGACGCCACCATGGCGCGGAGCGTCGGAGTGAAGACCAGCGGGTGATTCGAGATGGGAGTGCCCGGCCAAGTGATCGTCTTGGTAACCTTGCGCCCAGTGTCTTTGCGGATGTACTTACGGATGATCTCGGCCACGCCCTCGTCGTAAGCGTCCTTCATGCCGGCCGCCTTGAGCAGTTCCTGAATCGCGGGGGAGCTGGGCATCGTGGGTCTCCTTCGTCGCATCCGTTGTCTTGCCTTTACTGTACTCCCAGTATGACTAGAGCGCAAGTCGTGGTGATGTCGTGAGGACGGTGACGATCGGGCGCGACCCGGGCTGCGACATCGTGATCGACGATCCGTACGCCTCGCCGCGGCACTGCGTGCTCATCGAGGATGCCTTCTGCGTCTGGACGGTGCGGGACCTCGGGTCGACCAACGGCACGGGAATCGAGCGCCTCGGGTCGTCCGATGTCCGCCTCACGGGCGGCAGTACGGGCCTGCTCATCTCCGGCGACGTATTGGTGATCGGGCGCACCCGGATGCCGCCGTTCACGCCGGAGCGGGTGACGGGATGACGCCGCCGGAGGAGATCTCGGCGGCCGAGGATCTCTGGGCGGGCGAGCGGGTCGACGAGGACGGCTACGTCCTCGAGCGCGACGACGTGTACGGCGACGAGGTCGGACCGCACGTGGTCGGCTCCACGCCGGCCGACATGACCGCCCAGGAGGCCATCGCCGCGCGCTACCGGCTGCCCGAGGAGTTCTGGGGCTCGCGCGAGGTGTTCAAGCTGATCCGGCAGGCGGCGTGGCAGAGCCAGACCCATCCCGACGCCGTGCTGGCCTGCGTGCTGACCAGGGTGGCCGGCGCGCTGGGGCCCGAGGTCAGCTTCGACACCGGCAAGAGTCTCGGCACGATGAGCCTGTTCGCGGTGCTGCTGAGCAAGAGCGGCATCGGCAAGTCGGACGCGGTCAAGGCGGCCAAGCGGCTGATGCGGATGCCCTCGTGGTTGTGCGGGCCGGACGGCTCGATCGACATGGACACCTTCCGCGACGGGCTGTCGCTGAGCACCGGCGAGGGCCTGGCCGAGACGTTCATGGGCACCGTCGAGGTGGAGGCGACCAACCCGGACGGCTCGGTCAAGTACGAGATGAAGGGCCGCGGCCGCAACGCCGTGCCCGAGCCGGTCATGGTCAAGGTGCGCAAGGCGGTCCGCGGCCGGGCATGGTTCTACGTCGACGAGGGCGAGGTGCTGACCAAGCTCATGCACGAGCGGTCCGGCGCCACGCTGGGCGGACACCTGCGGACGGCCTGGTCCGGCGCCGCGCTGTCGCAGTCCAACGCGTCGGAGGAGCGCTGGCGGTACGTCCCGGACGGCAGCTACACGGTCGGCATGATCATCGGCTACCAGCCGGAGACGGCCGTGACCATGCTGTCCGAGGTTGGCCCCGGCACCCCGCAGCGGTTCCTGTGGCTGGGCGCCCAGGACACCGAGATGCCCGGGCCCGACGAGGCCTTCGAATTCCCCGAGGCGATCGTGCTGCCGGCCGAGGAGCGTCGGACCGGGGTCATCCAATTCCCGGCCGAGCTGCGCCGCTGGTTCCGCCACCAGATCCACGGCAAGCACGTCGGCACCATCGAGTTCGACCCGATGGACTCGCACGAGCCGCTGATGCGGGCCAAACTGTCGGCCCTGCTGTGCTACATCGACGGCCGGATGCTGGTCGACCGGGACGACTGGATCCTGGCCGGCATGATCTGGTCGGTCTCCTGCGCGATCCGCAACCGGCTGATCCGCTACCGCGACCAGCAGGCTGAGCAGATCGCCGAGCAGAAGCGCTCGGCCCGGATCACCGAGGCCGTGGAGATCGAGACGGCCAAGGCGGGCATCGGCGCCGACGTCGAGCGGGTGGCCCGGCGGATCTATCACTACGTGGCCGAGGCGGCGCCGGAACCCTTCACGTCGGTCAAGCCGTACGTGATCTACAAGAAGTTGTCACGCGACAAGCCTCTGTTCAAGGCCGCGGTGGCGCACGCAGTGTCCATCGGGTGGATCAACGAGATAGACGAGGGTGGATTGGAAACGGGTTCTTCGATGCCAAACGAGCGATCTTGAAAAGTGGGGTTCATGGGGTTCACGTGAACCCCATCGGGCACTCTGGCGGGTGCAAAAACGGTAAGGGTGCCCTAAGTTGATCGTGAAGCCCAAGATCTCAAAAAACGTGGCCTGACCTGCGTATATATATAGATATAGATATAGAGTAGCTTGATTAAAATAACGCGCGAGCAAACCAGAGAGACACCCCCTTGGGGTTCATGAACCCCAGAACCCCATTGGTAAGCCGTGGCTTACCGAGTAGACATCGATGGGAGTCGAAGGATGACTGAGCGCAGGTGCCGCAACGGCGGGAAGGCGTGGCCGTTCCATGCCGGCCACGCGGGGGCGCAGGACTACGCGACGGAGCCGATCGTGGTGGCGGTCAAGCGCGAGTTCGCCGAAGAGGTCTCCGCGCTCGCGGCTCTCGTCGATGAGGGGTTGGTGGAGATGGCCCACACGGACGGCTGCATGTGCGAGGGAACGCGCAAGCTGACTGCGGCATGCGTGCGGAACACAATGACCCGTGACGCCACGTAGCCGCTGTGGGCCGTTCAGGGGCTGGCGTAGGGGTCAGGGTGGGCAGAGGCTTTCTGAAGGCGCACAGGGCCTCTCAGGCCGTTTCTGACCGAACGGCTGATACGGGTTCCGGGCGTTGCCCCCGATCACCGTCGGGAGTACAGTAAGCCGTAACGAGAGGAGTCCACATGCACATCGTGGTGACCGTGCAGCTGGACACGGCCGACGGGATGCGGGTGGCCGCGTCCGACCCGATGGACTGGACGCAGGCCGACACGGAGCGGCGTCGCCTGCTGGCGGTGCTGTCGCAGCAGCAGCCGCGCGACGTGGCTGCGGGCCGGGTCCGGGCGACGGTCTGCGAGATCGGCGGCGAGGTGCTGGTGCGGTGAGGGCCGTCCACCGCTACGAGGTGCCGGTCGACGACCGGCTCCACGACATCGAGCTTTCCGGGCTGATCGTGCACGTCGACTGCCGCAATCCGGATCGCGTCGAGATCTGGGCGATAGCGGACGAGCAGGAGCCGACGGTCCGCACCTTCCGGGTATTCGGCACCGGTCAGCCCCTGCCGGACAATGCCGCCCACATCGGCACTGCGCTTGCGGGCCGAGGTGGCGCGCTGGTCTGGCATCTGTTCGAATTCCTGGTCGGGACGGCGTCATGAGCGACTGGGCGCAGTTGGCCGAGCCGCAGCATGCGGCCCTCGCTCGCGAGGTGGTCGCCGCGGCCCGCGAGTTCCGCAGGACCGGAGGGGACGAGGACTCCCGCAGCGAGCTGATGGACGCCGTGCAGCGCCTCGAGCAGGCGTATGCGGCTGCGCTGGCCCGGCCGGCCTCGTGCTTCTGCGGCACGGGCAACGAGCACGCGCGCGGCGCGGGCTACCACTGCCGGCCCAAGGAGTCAGGGGTCGGCGATGTCGCTGGCTGACCCGAGCGTTCCCGACCTGGCGGACATGCCACCCGGCCCGCTTAAGTGCGCCGGCGCGGCCACCCCGGAGCATCCCGCGGTGCCGTGCGCCGAGCCCGGCACGCTGCCCCGCTGTCAGATCTGCCCGGCCTCGCCGACCTACTGGAGACGCCATGGCCACGAGTGATCACTCCGGCTATCGCGCGCCGACCCGCGCCGACGAGATGCGCGCCGCCTCGGCCGACCTCGTGTTCGACAGTCACCGGATCGAACGGGACGGCAGCGTGTGGCTGTGCGTCCACTGCAAGGCGACGTGGCCCTGGCCGCGGCCCCTGCCGACGCCGGCCGTGCCGTGCGTCCCGCGCCGGTGGGGTGATCAGTGATCGGCCTGGCGTGGACGGCTGGCGTGCTCGGATACGTGGTCGTGGCCGTGCTGACCGCGCGCCGCTTCGTCCGCTTCGACCTAGAGCGCGCCGCGCGCCACGCGTTGAAGGATCGCAGAGATGCAGCTCGTTACGTGAAGTCGGAGGCGGACGCTGAGGAGCGCGAGCGATGGGCATCCGTCCAAGGCTCATTGATCACCCAGGATGATCGTGATGAGTCGGCCCGCGTCGGGCTCATGATGGGCGCGGGCTGGCCGATCTTCTGGCTGTTCACGGCCGCTATTGCCCTGGTCGCACTGCTGGTCGGCCTGATCCACATGGGTGCCCGCAAGGTGTCCGCAGATATCGTTCCGCAGGCTGAGCTGGACCGCCTCGCCGCCATCGCCGCTCGGCGAGAACGGCAGGAGCTGGAGTTCCTGCGCAAGCAGGCCCGCGACCTCGGTCTGCCGTTCCCGGGCGACGACGCATGAGCGCCGGCGGCGTGACCTGGCTGCGGATGACGATCCTCGCGCTCTACGCCTTTACCGGCGGTGGCGTGGCCGTCGGCGGCATGACGGCGGGCGAGTTCGTCCTGATGGTCGTCCTCGGCGTGATCGCGTTCGCAGGCATCGTGCTGGCCGACTGGATCAGCGCGGGCGTGCGGAGGGATGGCGAGTGAGCGCGTCCGGCCAGATGCCCAGCGACTACGGCCAGCACTGGGCGCCCGAGGCGCACTGGCCGGACTACGGCCCGTGCGGTTGCGGAGCGCAGGCCGCAACTCCGTGCCTGGATCGCAGGATCAAGCACCTGCCGCCCCGCAAGATGTGGACCGCACACCCGGACCGGCAATGCTTCACCGGGGTTAGATGAAGATCTACGACAGGAGACGAGACGCATGATCAAACGACTGATGGCCGTGCTGGTCACCTCGCTGGTGCTCGCGCTGGGAAGTACGGTGACGGCGAGCGCAGGCCCGACACCGGCACGGGTTTCCCAGGTTGCGCAGCAGGTCGCGCCCGCCCGCTCAGTGTCCGGCTGCCCCGACGGCGGCTACATCTGCTTCTACAACTATGAGAGCTTCAACGCGGCCGGCGGCATCTACGTGCAGTACAGCGGCGCGGCCAACGTCTGTCACGTGCTGCCCACGTCGGGGATCTCGGGCTGGACCAACGGCAAGGTCTACAACGCCACCACGTCGATCCTGCTGAACTGGACCGGTGGCAACACCGTGCAGCGGACGATCTACTTCTACGACTCCAACGCATGCTCTGGATCCGACTACTACTTCGCGTCGGTGGTCTACCCGGGCGATCTCCAGACGCAGCTTTACCGGCTGGCCAACTTCGGCTGGAACGACCGGATCGGTAGCTGGAAGGTCATCTGACATGACCGAGGATGACCTGCTCACCGCCGTGCTCGACCTGGCCCGACTCCTCGGTCACCACGTCGCGCACTTCCGCCCGGCCCGGACGGACCGCGGCTGGCGCACGGCGGTGCAGGCCGATGGCAAGGGCTACCCGGACCTCACGATTGCTGGCCCGGGCGGTGTGCTGTTCCGCGAACTCAAGTCCGCAACCGGCAGGTCCAGCCGCGAGCAGCTGGTGTGGGCCGCAAAGCTGGAATCCGCAGGTGCCGACTTTGCGGTATGGCGCCCGATCGATTTGCGGTCCGGCCGCATCAACGCCGAGTTGCGGGCCTTGCGCGTCCGCAACTCCGAACGACAGGAGACGAGATGACCCAGAAACGCAAGGTCGTGCTACGTGAGCACAGCGACAGGCGGGGCGTGATCGTGGAAGTCGGCGGCGAGGAAGTCGCTTCGGCGAACTACGACGATCATGGCTGGAGCGGCATCGACGCGGTGGAGAACACCGCCACGGCGATCTGCCGGACCTTCGGCATCGCCGTGGACGACCGGAGGCCGCAATGAGGGGCGCACCGGTTGCGTCCGCAACTTCGAACGACAGGAGACGAGATGGGTGCGGAGAAGATGCCCGGCCGACGGTTCGGCGTGCCGACTGGCCGGACCGAGCGGACCGAGCGGATGGTGCGGACCGTCTACCCGGACGGGACGACCGTGGACAGTGAGCCTGTCGAGGTGGCCAAGGGTGCGGGGATGACCTGGGCCGGACTCGCTGGGATCTTCGCGAAGAGGGACTCGCCGGAGGGGACGCGGCGCAGGACGTTCACTCGCACGGTGAACATCGAGGCGAGCCCGTGGGTCGAGGTGGTCCTACCGGACGCCGAGGAGCCGGCTGGCGAGGATGCGGCGGTCGGATCATGAAGGCGCTGATCATCGGCGGCGACCGGCACGGCGAGTGGATCGACGTGCTCGACGGCGCGGGCGCGTGGGTGGACATCCGCACCGCGGACACCTTCCGCATCCGCAAACTCGGGTGGGAGGTGACCCGCATCGGTCAGGGCGGCGCCGAGTTGACCGGCGAGAAGTACAAGGTCGTCCTCGCGATCCACCCGATGATCGCGACCGGCGACGCGATGGAGCAGCAGATCGTCACGCAGATGATCCAGATGATGGCGATGAACCTGTTCATCCGCACGCACGGCGAGCCGGTCGGCCCCGAGCCGGTGCCCGACACTCCGGCGGTCCTGTTCGGCCCGGACGGGGGCCCGCTGTGATCGAGCGACTCCGCGGCACCGACCGCACGGACGACCCGCTGCTCAACCTGGACGAGGCATTCCTGCCGTTCCGCGTCCTGGTCATGAGCTCCCAGTGGTACGCGACCTACCTGTTCGGCATGGCCGGCGCGCCGATCGGCATCGACTGGCAGCGACGCTACCGGGAGCCCAAGCCGGGCGAACTGTGCTTCGCCACCGATCATGCGATCAACCCGCGCGCCGACGCGGACACGCTGATGAAGTCGTTCGGCTACTTCCTCGGCGAGCAGCAGGAGCCGATCTACGACGACGAGACGTGGGCCAAGGTCCAGGATCAATACGATGATCGGAAGGACTGCCCGACCGAGCGGGTCTTCTACATCCAGTACGGCCCGAAGCCGGACGACGTGTGCCGCTGGGAGAACGCCCGGTGCCAGGTGATCGCCACTCGCGCGATCAGCGACGAACTGCACGGCAGGTGGTGACCGTGACCGACTGGTTCCGGGTGACCGTCGAGGATCTCCAGACCGGCGACAGGCAGGTGGTCGAGGTGGCCGAGGGTGACTATGTGATCAACACGTTCGGCTCGTGCTACCTCGACACGAGGCAGACCTACATGAACGGCACCGTCCAGGTGTTCATCAAGGACCATCACCCGGCCGCCAAGCCACGACACCCGGAGTCGGCGTGACGGGCCGTGCCGGCTACTCCCTGCCCGAGACGCGGGCGGTGGTCGAGGCGCTGGTCGCCGTCCGCGCGGAACGAGGGCTGTCGCAGGAGGATCTCGCAGAACTGATGGGCGCCGACCAGTCCTGGCTGTCCGGCGTGGAGACCGGCCGCGTACCCGATCCGCGGTTCTCCACGATCGTCCGGCTGGCCCAGGCGCTGGACGTGACCGCCTCGCTCACGATCTACGACTCCCGCTCCGGCGACTCGTGGATCCTTCCGATCACTCCGGATCGGATGGCGGCGTGAGTCCCGAGCACACGGAGGTCTGCCGGTGAGGTGGGACGAGTACGACCACTGGTGGAACGACAACACCGACGCCGAGGGCGACCTGCTGGCCGACCTGCCCGAGCCGATCAGGACGCTTGCGGCCCACGTGCAGGCTCTGCAGGCGCGTATCGACAAGCTGACAGACCCCACGGACGTAGATGCCGACCCGCGCGGCTGGGACACCCAATGTGCCTGCGCGTACGACCATCCCGACGCCGTGTGCGCGACCCATACGGTTGGCCGATGACCCATGACATGCCCGACCGGCACCCGTTGTGCACCTGCCCGGAGGCGACCTTCACCTTCTGGCCGGACCGGGCCGCCTGCCGGGCCCGGGCCTTCCCGCTCGACCCGCACCCGGTGCTGGAGATCGAGGACATCCGGGCCATCCGCACGATCGTCGCCGACCTGTACCCGCCCGGTTCTCGCAGTTCGGAGCACTGACATGCCATGATCGCGGCCATGACGCGCACGGAGACGAGCATGGCGGACCGGTGCTACGAGGCGACGTCCGACGCGCGGGGTCGGATCGATCGGCTGTATCCGCTGATCGTCGAACCGGAGAACGGTGGCCCCGACACCGGGACGATCGGCCGGCACGCGCCCGAGTCGTCCGAGCCGTGGGGCAAGCAGGCCGCCGGCGCCTACTTCGACCTGTACTTCGGCGCCCGTGAGTACGCCCGGGCCATGCGCGGCGCCGCGCGGATGCGACGGCCGGCCGACGTGTGCGGTCACGCGGCCCTGGACATCGTGGATGCGATGGTGACGATTTCTCAGCCGTTCATCCTGCGCGGGGTGACCCGTGGGCTCGAGCGGCTGGTCCGCCAGGCCGATCAGGTGCCCGGTATCGACGAGGGTGAGCCGTGGGTGGCGCTGCCCAGCTTGCCCGGCCTTCAGCCGCTCGCGTGCCCGTACTGCCACACCTACGGCCTGCGTATGCTCAAGCGCAAGGGTGAGGTCAAGTGCTTTTTCCCCGGCTGCACGGACTCCGACGGATCGCCGACGCGGGCGCGCCTGGAGCCGGGCCGGATGACGGGTGAGGCGCGGCTGATCTTCGGAGACGACACCATGATGGGCGGCGGGGCGTGATGGTCCGTATCACCACGAAAGTCCTGGACGCGATGAACACGGGCATGCCACATGATCTGGCCCTGGTCACCAGGGCCCGCCGCATCCTGGAGGCCGCCGGATGCGAAGTGGAGGTCCACCCCACTGAGCAGGCCGAGATCGAGCGGCTGCACAGGACGGCCGAGCAGTTGCACGCCGAGGCCGACGCGATGGCGACCCGATTGAGCGGTGGCGCATGAGTGAATCAGTCGAGGCGCAGACGCTGTCCCGCCCGTGCGGCGCGACGGGTCCGTCCCTGCGTGATCCCGGCTGGGAGTGCACCGGCCGGGACCTGATCATCGTCACCACGGCAGCGGGATTGCCAGTTGTCCTACCCGCGCGAGCGCTGGAGATCCACGATCCCGAGGAGTGGTGGGACACCCCGGTCCGCCCGTTCACCGGCGGCGACCACCTGCATCTCTGCGTACCGCGCCGCCCGACCCCGTTCCGGGGTGACACGGTGATGCCCGAGGGCGACGCCGCGGTCCTGTGGAAATGTCTGGGCCAGATCGAGGGTGGGGGTCATATGTGGATGGGCCCGCCCGAGGAAAGCCGGTGCAGCAGATGAGGCGACGCCGCCGTCTGCTCACGGCCGAGGAGGGCATGACCATCGCGGTCGCTGCGGCGTTCCTCGTCGCCGCCGTGGCCTACGTGGTGATCCAGGTGATCTGGTGACCGTCCGGACCGTGCCCGCCACCGTGCTGGACGTGGTCGACGCGAACACTCTGACGCTGAGGCTGCATCTCGGCTGGCACATCACCTTCGAGACCACGTGCCAGTTGATCGGCGTGCACGCTCCCGACCGCAGCACCGACGAGGGCGAGGCGGCCCGGCTCTGGGTGATCCACCGGCTGGCCGACGCGGGGGCACATTCCCTCGGCAGCTATCACCCCGAGCGAGTCACGCTGATCTCCCACGCGCTGGACAATCACGGCCGGACGCTCGGTCAGGTCATGGTGACCACGCCGCAGGGCAGCACCTTCGACCTGGGCCTGGAGTTGCTCGAAGCGGGCCATGCCGTCCCGATGTCCTGACGATGCGGCAGTACTGGACGCGATGTCTTGCGCATACCGGCCGGTAGTGCAGCACTGTGGGTAGGTGACCGATCACGTTGAAAGGCTCATTGCTCGCGCTGGTTCTCGCGCTGATGCTAATCGTCCTGATCGCTATCGCCGGGGTCATGTCGGTGGCGATCGTCTACCTGCTCTCGCTGGTCGTGCCGTGATCCTCGGCCGGGACTGCCTGGTGCATGCCGAGCACGACGACAAGGTCCCCATCGAATCGCACCACGTCAGACCCTGCCCCCGCGGTGGGGGTGACTCGCAGATACTCACTCTCTGCGCGAACGCGCACGGCCGGGTGCATCACCTGCTCGACGACATCGAGGGCTACGCCGCGGCCTGCCCGTACGCGACCGCCGACGAGGTGATCGCTCGGCTCCCGGCACACGTGTGGACCGGCTTCACGGAGACGGAGCAGATGATCGCTTTCCGGGGCTGGCAGGCGTACGGCCTCGGCTTCCTGAACGGCCGCTACCTGAACGCGTTCCGCTGGTGGTCGACCGACGGCCGGGCCAAGCAGGACGACGTGCCGCACTTCGGGGAGCTCTTCCACGCCTCCCGCTGGTCCCGCAAGTGGCGTAAGGAACTGAACGAGTGATGTCCTGGTATTGGATCTCTCCGCCGACCGGCCTCGGTGGCGTCCTGACCGGCTGCTGGATCGACCGGCCGCGCGACCGCCGCCTGATGCGCCGGCTCAACGTCCAGCCGTGGTGGCCCCCAATGGGCACCAAGCCGCCGACGAACGCCCAGCGACACCGCCGTGTGGGATGATCCGGCGGCATGGGCGCTGGGCGCGGCGCTCGTGCTGGCACTGACCGTGCCGCCGCTGGTGATGATGGGACGAAGGATGTTCGGGAGACGAAAGCAGGAGACCATGTCCGACGAGAGCGTTACCGAGGTCTTGGCCGTACCGGCCGAGCCAGACGAGCAGGACCCGCAGGCGATCGTCCGGGCCGAGTCGATGGCCGACGTGGCGGCGGCGACCGAATCGTTCGGCGTGGTGCACGACGAGGAGCCGGCCAAGATGCCGTACGCCGGTCCGGTCGTCGGCGACGAGGACGAGCGCCGGTGGGCGTCCGAGGGCATCCCGGCGGCCACGACCGCCGAGATCCCGGTCAGGCAGACGCCGTTCGCGCGCCTCGCGGCGGTGCCGCCGCAGCCGTTGATCAGCCAGTTCCGGACCGACTGCCAGGAATGCGGAGGACGCGGCTTCATGCCCGGTATCAACGACCTGCTCCAGGAGTCGGTGAAGCTGCTCGGCGACCAGGGCGACGAGGTGGTCCGGCTGTTTTACTCGGCCCTGCTGCGCGCCCATCCGCAGCTGATGACCCTGTTCCCCGGCAACCCGACGCAGGGCGACTTCGGCTCGGACCACAAGGGCGCGGTCCAGCGTGACCGTCTGCTCAAGGCGCTGACCGCGCTGGCCGGCCTGTACGACCCGGGCGACGCGGAGAAGATGAAGCACCTCGATCAGGCACTCGCCTCGTTCGGCCGGGCGCACGCGAGCTTCATCCGCCAGGACGGTACGATCCGCGGCGCGACGCTGGAGGAGTACGCCGCGGTGAAGGATGCGCTGTTCACCACGCTGGTGCGGGTCGCCGGCGGCAAGTGGAAGCCCGAGTACACCGAGGCATGGGGTCAGGCGTACGACTACGCCGCAGCGGCCATGCTTACCGAGCAGTTCCGCTCGGGATTCGTCGCGCCGCGCTTCCCCCGGGCCACTCAGGGATAGCCCGTGACCTGGACGCTGTTCCTCCAGATCGCCGCCCTGATCGCGCTGACCGGCGGCCTGACCGGTGCCGTGATCATCGCCGTCCTGGACAAGCTCAGGCAGATCGAGGTCGATCGGGGACGCAGGTGAAGAAGGTCCGCTGTTCCCTCTGCCGCACCCGCGTGCTGTACGTGCTCGCGGGCACGACGACGCTGGTCTGCCGGACGTGCGACTGGGGCGCGATCGACAACGGCCCGGTCCGGCCGTTGCGCGAGCAGGGGGCGCAGTCGGCATGAGCGGCATGACGATCTCGGACGCGGCGCAGGCGATGAGCCCGCCGATCCCGCGCCGCGAGCTGGCCCGGCGCCTGCGGGACGTGGCCACCGTCGGCACGGAGTACGGCCGCCGCGGCCGCCGGGCCGCGCTCTACCCGGTGGACGCGATCATGCGGGCGCATGCGGAGTGGGTCAATGGCCGGATGGCGACGCGGTGAGCGACGTGGATGAGCTGTTTGCGTTCGTGCGCCGATGCGTGGACGTGGACGAGCAGGTGGCGCTGGCTGCCATCGCTGATGACTGCGGCCAGGACGGCGGCTTCGAGGACGCCGACTGGCTCACCGATCGCGCCCTACCGACCACGACGTTTGGCGATGCCGCAGCGGCGATGATCCGCCGCTTTGCCGTACCGCGGTTCGTGCTGGCCGAGGTCCAGGCCAAGCGGGAACGGCTCGCCTGGATCGAGAGCGAACTGGCCGACGACGAGACCAACGAGACCGCGCAGTGGCTCGCCCAGCTCGAAGCCCGGCCGTACGCCGGGCAGGACGGGTGGCGGGAAGAGTGGTGCGCCTGAGGGCCGTTCGGCCCGTTTTCGCTGGTGAGGTTTGTCGGACGATTAAGTCTGTGCCAGAATTCCGCGCAGGAGAGGTGTGTTCATGGGCAGCCAGACGCCACGCAACGTGACTCACCCGCCGGCCAAGCAGGCAGAGACGTACGAGAAGCGGCGCCGCGCGGCTGAGCTCCGCCGGGCTGGGTGGACGTGGGATGCCGTTGCCGAAGAGGCGGGCTACTCCGGCAAGAGTGCGGCCCACGCAGCGGTCAAGGCTCTGCTCCAGGAGCACCAGTCGCTCGCCTACGACGAGATCGCCCTCTACCGGCAGGAGTCGCTGGACCGGCTGACCGACCTGCTCAAGGTCGCTATGGTCAAGGCGCTCGCCGGCGACGAGAAGATGATGCGCGAGGCGCGTCTGATCATCAGCCAGATCGGCGACCTCACCGGCGAGAAGGCTCCGCTCCAGGTGCAGATCGGGGAGAGCGATGTCGATCGACTTCTCCGGGAAGCTCTCGACGAGTTCCGACGCCGAACTGCTCAGCTTGATCGGAAAGCTGGAGCGGATCCAGGACGTGCAGCGCAAGACGGCTGAGCTGTCCCGCTCGGAGTTCCGGCAGCGCTACCCCACGCCCGGCGCACTGGCGAAGGCATACTTCGTCAAGACCAGGCAGACGCCGGCACTGGACGCCATCGACGAGGCCCTGGTCGACCTGGCCGACGCGGGCGGCGCCTCGGGCCGGCAGATGATTTTCGTCCCGCCGCAGGAGGGCAAGTCGACCCGCGCGTCCTGCTGGTTCCCGCTCTGGCTGCTCGCGCAGGATCCGAGCCTGCGGATCGCGATCGTGGTCTACTCCGCCGAGAAGGCCGAGCGATGGGGCCGCTGGATCCGTCGCATGATCGAGGCGCACCCCGAGCTCGGCATCGCCCTGGCGCCGGACAGCCGCGCGGTCGACCGGTTCGAGACCACTGCGGGCGGCGTGGTCCTGTCGGTCGGCATCGACGGCGGCCTGACCTCCGAGGCCGTGGACCTGCTGATCATCGACGACCCGCTGAAGGGCCGCGCCGAGGCGGAGTCGTCCACGTACCGGAAACGCTGCTGGGACTGGTGGGAGTCGAACGCCATGACCCGCGCGTCGGATCAGTTCCGCGTGGTGCTGATGATGACCCGCTGGCACTCCGACGACCTGGCCGGCCGGCTGCTGGCCGAGGAGCCCGGCGAGTGGAACGTGCTGCGCATCCCCGCGGTGCGTGACGAGGCGTCGGCCCGCGTCCGCGGCAGCGACGGTGCGTCGGTGTTCCACCCGAACGGCGAGCTGATCAGCGTCCGCAACCGGCCCGCCGGATGGTTCCTCGGCCTGAAGGCCAAGCGGTCGATGTACGTGTGGAATTCGATCTACATGCAGGTGCCGGTCGCGGCCGAGGGCAACCTGTTCGCCCGGTCGGATTTCCGCTACTGGTCGTTCATGCAGCCGGACCGCACCCGGCATGATGCGCTGCTCGGCGCTCAGATCAACATCGAGGGCGTGCGCTTCTTCGTCGCGGACATGGTCCGGTTCATCACCGTCGACCTGGCGGCGAGCAAGAAGACCAGCGCGGACTACACGGTCGTCTCGGTGTGGGGGATCACCGGCAACGGGCGGCTCGTGCTGCTGGACATGAAGCGGGCTCGCCTCGGTGAAGAGGAGCACTGGACGCTGGTCGCTCCGATGTGCAAGCGGTGGGCGTGCCCGGACGTCTACGTCGAGAAGTCGTTCATCTCCAGCACGCTGGTCCGCGACGCCACCCAGCTCGGTCTGCGGATCCAGCCGGTCGCGCCGGACACCGACAAGATCACGCGCTCCATCCCGGCGGCCAACCGGGTCCGTGCCCACACCGTGCACTGGCCGGACTACGTGCCCTGGCGCGACGACTGGGAGGACGAGATCGCGGGCTTCCCGATGTGGGCGCGCGACGACATGGCCGACACGCTCTTCTATGCGGCCCGGATCGCCTCGGCCCACTGGACCCCGCCACGCGACGTGTCCGAGAACACCCGCGATCAGCGCGTGGCCCGCGCGGCCGAGGCAGCGGCCGAGCAGGCCTACCGCGCGAGCACCGGCATGAGCGGCGAGATCGACCTCAGCCGGGCCCAGTGGTAAGCCGCTCCACCTCGGCCATGTCGACCCGGATCATCGTCCCCTCAGGGATGCCGTTGTCGCCCGTCCCGATCACGTAGATCACTGACCCGATCTTGATCTGGTCCGGCCGCATGTCCGGGTCGACGACGATGCGCAGGCCCGCGATCGAGTCGCCGCTGAACACCCGCCACGACGATCCGCCCGGCTTCTTCGGCAGCGTGTCGGCGGCCCGCTGGAAGTAGTCGAGGCCGGCGCCGGACCCGACGTCGATGCGGTCGACGTAGCCACCAGCCCGCTCGGTGGATCTCCGCGCGGCCAGCACCGTCTCCATCGCATCGTGCATCGCATCCCGCGCGTCATGGTCAGAGCCGGCCCGCGGATAGGTAACCGACTCGCCAGGCTTCGGCACGAAACGGATCACGGCGTTGGCCTGATCGATCCAGCTGCTGATAGTCGGCATGGGACCCGGCGCTGCGGTGAAGATGCCGAGTGGGTCGTTGCGAACCTCTCCGCCGATTTCAGGCTTCATCAGCGCGGGCACGGCGGTGGCGAGCCCTTCGGTGGTCAGCCCCTTGATCGGCCAGTCGCCGATGAATCCGGCCAGCGGGACGCATACGATCTCCTGCCTGTTCGGTGTCCGCGACATCGATCGGGTCCACCGCTGCGCGCGCACGCCGGGTCCTGGGTCGGACTCCCACTCGCTCCACTCAAAGGGACCCTCAGTCCACCGTTCGGCGATCTCCTGCGCGTCCTCCATCGTGGCTCCGGCGCCCAGCACTACCCCGCCGTCCGGGTCGGGCCAGATCTTGCTCAGGACGTAGACGTTCATTCCAGCACCGGAGCCGGCACGGCGTGCAGATCGGCGAGCTCCAGCCAGGTCACCTCGGCCGGGTCGCCCGCGTGGTCCCCGGTGCGCTTCTCCGCATCCGCGCACGGCTCGGCGTGGTGCCCGGTATCCCCGTCGATGCACCAGTGATTGGCCTCGCCGGTCTCCGGGTCGACGTGTCGCATCCACCGGTGCGCGGTGACCGTGTCGTCTCCCGTTTCCTGCCCATGTTCCGTCATGCCCTGATCGTAGGAGGTGCCCCATGTCGTTCACCGGAATTCCGCGCACACCGGAGGGCACGCTCGGCGCCCAGTACGACGCGCTGGCCATGGACCTACTCGAGAACGTGCCCGCGCTGACCTTCCCGCTGTCGGTCCAGACCTACTCGCGGATGCGCACCGACCCGCAGATCAGCGCGGTGCTCAAGGCCTACACGTACCCGCTGCGCTCGGCGACCTACGTGGTCAACCCGTCCGGCTGCCGCGACGAGGTCGTCCAGTTCGTCGCTGACCAGTGGGGTCTGCCGATCATGGGTGACGACGCGGGCCCGGGCCCGGCCCGGCGCAAGGGCCTGCGCTGGGACGAACACATCCGCCTCGCGCTGCTCATGCTGCCGTTCGGGTTCTCGCCGTTCGCGAAGTGGTTCGACGTGGGCGGCACCCCGCTGCGGGCCCGCCTCGGCGGCCTGTCCGAGCGGCTGCCGCAGACGATCAGCGACATCCGGGTCAACGACGACGGCTCGCTGCAAGGGATCATCCAGTACGGCGCCGAGGACATGATCCCCGTCCGCGACCTGCACTGGTACGCGCACGAGCGCGAGGGCTCGGCCTGGCAGGGCCGGTCGCTGATGCGCGAGGCGTACGGGCCATGGCTGCTCAAGCACGAAATGTGGCGCGTCATGGGCCAGTCGTCGCGGCGCTTCGGCATGGGCGTGCCGACCGTGACCGCCCCGCCCGGGTCGCCGCCGGCCGACGTGACCGCCGCCGCCGACATCGCCGCCGGCTACCGCGCAGGCGACCAGTCCGGCATCGGCCTGCCCGACGGCTTCAAGTTCGACCTGACCGGACTGTCCGGCTCGGTGCCCGACACGAAGGCGTTCGTCGAGTACCTGGACGCGCAGATCGCGACCAGCGTGCTCGCCGAGATCCTGAACCTGGACACCGCGAGCACCGGCAACCGGGCGCTCGGCGAGACCGTGATCGGTCTGCTGCAGATGTCCTGGTCGGCCACGGCGAAGGAGATCACCGGTCCGGCCACCGACCTGAGCATCGAGATGGTCGACATCAACTTCGGCGAGGACGAGCCGGCTCCGCAGATCATGTGCACGGACGTCACGCGCCCGGAGCTGACCAGCGAGGCCATCGCCGCGCTCGTTTCGGCCAAGGCGCTGACCGCGGACATCGGCCTCGAGAACGAGGTCCGGCTGCGCTACGGCCTGCCGCCGATCACCGACGCGGATCGCAAGGCCGCCCAGCCGCAGCCGGTCGTTCCGCCCGCGCCGCCCAACCCGCCGGCCACCGATCCGAACGCCCCGCCCGCGCCGGCGCCGAAGGCCGGCCAGCCTGCGGGAGAGCCGGCCAATGCGTGACGCGAGCACGTACGAGGAGCGGGCGGTCAACTGCCTGACCGCCGTCATGGAGGACTCGGCCGACAACGCCGAGCTTTACGCGCAGCTGGACGCGTTCGACCCTGACCATCTGCACGCGCTGATGGAGCACGCCGACATCCTGCGCATACACGCCCGCCGCGAGTGGCTACGCCGGACGAAGGCGCCCAGCGGTGGCTGACATCGCGGTCCGCCAGCCGATCGCCCTGCGCACCCTGCACGGTATCGAGCTGGCCGCGGTCGGCACCTGGAAGGCCAGCACCGGCGAGACGACGTTCACCGCCGAGGACTTCACGAACGCCGTTGCCGCTATGGACTGCCCCGGCGTCCGCAATCCCGTGATCAAGCTCGGCCACGCCGAGCCGGACTCGACCGGCGGCGTCCGCTGGGACGGCGAGCCGGCCGTGGGCTGGGTCGCCAACATGCGCTTCGACGGCGCCAAGATGATGGGCGACCTGACCGGCATGCCGGCCTGGCTGGCCGACGCGGACGAGAACGGACTCTCGGTGCTCGCCGCGGCGTACCCGGACCGGTCGATCGAGATCTGGCGCCCGTTCGTCTGCCAGATCGGCCACGAGCACCCGAGCGTTATCACCGCGCTGTCCCTGCTCGGCGTGGCGCCGCCGGGCGTCGGCGTGCTCAAGAGCATGCAGGACGTCTACGCCGCGTTCACCGAGCCGGTCCCCGCCGACTCCGGCGCCACGATGGCCCGGGCGATGTTGTCGACCACGGTCACCCTGGTCGCCGCCGAGCCGCGCGGCCTGACCGACATCGAGCAGCAGTCGGGCGTCGACTTCGCCGCGCTGCGCACCGCGTGGGACAGCGAGCTCGACGACCTCGTGACCGAGTGGGACGACCTGAGCGCCACCCAGCGTGCCGACCTGGCCGCGCAGATCGAGACGGCGGTCGACGACAACAACCCGGACGCCCTCGGCGCGCTGGTGCTGACCGGTGCAGCCGGCTCGGCTCTGCTCGTCGCCGCGATGCTGGTCATGGCGCAGACCGCGGCTGACGACATGGTGGCCGCCGCAGCCAGGCAGGGCACGACCCTGGACGCCGTCACCCTGACCGAGGACGACCTGAGCGAGGTCGCCGACGCGGTCGCCGCAGCCATGGCTGTCGGCACCGCCGCCGCGGCCGGTCGCACCGCGGCGCAGTTGCTCGGCACCGGCGACGGCAAGCACGTGGCCGGCCAGGTCGTCGACCACCTCGCCGCGCTGACCGACCGGTTCCTGCGCGACCAACTGGGCGGCGCCCTGTCGGCCGCCCAGCACGTCGGCCGGCACGCGGCCCTCGCGCAGTTCACCGGCGACGTCGAGTGGTTCGCCAGCGAGGTCAACGACACGAACGCCTGCGCGCCGTGCCGCTCGATCGACGGGCACCGCTTCGGATCCGAGGACGAGGCGATCACCGCGTACGGCTCCGGCAAGTTCTCCGGCTGCCTGGCGGGCGCCCGGTGCCGCGGCCAGCTCGTCCCGATCCTCGGCTCCGACCGTTCGGCGGCGTCCGCCCCGATCTCCACCACTGTCCGCATGACCCTGGGAGGGCCGATGGGCACCAAGACCGGCGGCGTCGTCAAGGCGTCCGTCTCCGTCGAAGACATCAGCCGCAAGTACTACGAGACGGCCGGTTACTCGATGTGGATCACCGAGATGCAGGTAGATCCGCTGCAGCTGATCGCGGCCGACGACGCGACCGGGAAGTACTACCGGATCCCCGTCACGCTCTCCGGCGAGCAGTTCACCTTCGGCGACCCGCAGGAGGTGGCTGTCGCCTACCAGGACGTCAAGGCGGTGGCCAAGGCCGCCGCGACCTGGGCGGACCGCAAGGCTGCGCTCGCCGCGGCGCGCAAGAACGAGGACGGCACCGACCTCGTGGCGCCGGACGTGTCGCCCGCCGGCGCCGCGATCCGCAAGGTGCTCGAGACCAAGGCCGCGACCGCAACGGTCGAGACCGAGGTTCCGGTGGCCACCAAGACTCCCGACGCCGACCCGGCGACCGGGCCCACCAACCCGAAGGAGGCGGCGTCCGTGGACGCAGTCAAGATGCGGGAGGCGCTGGGGCTCGGTCCCGACGCCACCGACGCCGAGGTGAGCGAGGCGTTCGCCGCGCAGGCCGCGGCCTCGGCCACCCCGCCGAACACGCCGGACCCGGCGGCCACCCTCACGGCGATCCCGCCGAACGCCGGTGGCGCGATGCTCATCGACCCCGAGAACTACAAGGCGCTGGTGGCCATGGCCGCCAAGGGTCAGACCGCTTTCGAGCAGATGCAGCGCAACGAGCGCGACGTGGTGCTCGACAAGGCGGTCCACGACGGCCGGTTCCCGGTCTCGCGGCTGGCCACCTACGCGGCGATGTGGGACAAGGACCCGGCGTCGACCAAGGCCTACATCGAGCTCATGCCCAAGAACAGCGTGCCGGTCATGGCCGCCGGATTCCTCGGCGCCGAGATCAGCCAGAACGAGTCCGACCTCGCCTACGAGGGCGTGTACGGAAAGGCCGGTGCGTAATGGCTGAGACCACTCCCGTCTTCCTGCCGGGTCCGATCACCATGCAGGCCAGCGCGGCGGTCACCGGCGCCCGGCTGGTGGAGAACACCGGCGGCACGGCGAACGGCACCGTCGGCCCGGCCGGTGCGGCATCGGTCAAGGTCGTCGGCTACGCCGGCAACGACCAGGCCACCGTCGGCGGCAAGGTTCCGGTCTGGCCGCTCGCCGGTCACGTCTTCGAGATCCTGTGCACCGGCACCGTCGCGGCCGGCGACAACCTGGCCGCCGCCGTCAACGGCACGGTGGCGCCGATCGCGGCGGGCACCTTCGGGCAGCTCGTCGGGGTGGCGCTCACCGGCGCCACCGACGCAAACATCCGGTTCCTGGGCCGGTAAGGAGACCTGACCAATGGCCATCACCTACCCGCCCACGGTTCCGACCCTTTCGGGCGACGTCCTCACCATCTCGCGGTTCCTCAACACCCCGACCGCCGTGGCCCGCCGGCTGCGCACGATCGCCGAGAACCGCTTCATCGCCGACGTGCTGCTGTCCGGGCGCGTCGAGGGCTCCTCGATCCTGTATGAGACCGATGAGTCCATCTACACCTCCCGCGCCCCCGAGGTCGTCACGCCGGGCGGGCAATACCCGCGCTCGGTGGCGCCGACGGGCACGGCCGCCGTGGCCAACCCGGTCAAGTGGGGTCAGGAGGTGCCGATCACCGACGAGGAGATCGGCCGGTTCCGCGGCGACGCCGTGGAGCGCAACCTTCAGAAGATCGTGAATTACCTCGTGTTCACCGTCGACACGACCGCGCTCGCGGTCATCGCCGCCGGTGTCACCGCGTCGGTCGCCGCGCTGGTCGCCTGGAACACCCTGGCCACCGCCAACCCGGTGCTCGACCTGCTCCGGGCCAAGGCCACGATCCGCGCGACGAACAAGGGCTACGACCCGGACACCGTGGCGTGCGACGACTTCGCGTACGCCTACATCATCGGCAACTTCAACGTGCTGGCGACGATGGCGCGCGAGAACGGCCAGACCGCCAGCATCACCGGCAACGTGGTCGAGATCGCCGGGCTGCGCATCCTGCCGACGCCGAACCTGCCCACCGCGGGCACGGCCATCGTCGTCGACTCGCGGGTTCTCGGCTCGCTCGGCTACGAGCGGATCCCGAGCCCGGAGTACTCGGGCGACCCGTCCACCGGCGTCGAGACCCAGTCCCGGCGCAACCCGGCCGGCAACGACGAGTGGCTGGTCCGTGGCCGCCGCCCGGTCGTCCCGTTCGTCCAGGAGCCCGGCGCCGGATGCAAGATTACCGGTATCGGCACCCTGACCTGATCGGAGACGAAGCATGAAGCACGTCGTACTGTTCGACCGGCTCGCGTTCCAGAAGCACAAGCTCAACCCGGACGGCAGCCCGTCCATCGAGCCGGACGGCCCGGAAGAGGTCGTCTACCGCGGCCACGACGTCCCGGAGTACGTCCAGGACTGGGAGCGGTCCGCACTGGCGAACGCGGGCATGATCGTGCCGGTGGCGGACATCCCGCAGCCGGTCGCCGTGCCCGAGCCGCTCGGCCCGCCCGAGCCGGTGGTCCAGGAGTCCGAGACTCCGGCCGGCCCCGACCCGCGCGACAGCCGCGCGGCGTGGGAGGACTACGCGACCAGCCCGGCGGTCGGCATGACCGCCGACGAGGCCGCGTCGTACCCGAACAAGCAGGCACTGATCGACGCGGTCAACGCCAAGACGAGCAAGTGAGCACGGGCGGCGGCGTGACTGCCGCCGCCCCCACTCCTGAGGAGAGAGCATGGCGTACGCGCGGCACCTGACGCTCACGGCGAACACCGTGCAGACGTTCACGCTCACCGACAACTCGTCCGGGTTCGAGATCCTCAACCGCAGCGGAGCGGGTGAGATCTACATCAGCCACGACGGCACGGCGACCCCCGCCGACCCGACCGTCGCGGGCAACGACTTCGACGTGATCCCCGCGGCGATCGGCGCGGGCGCTCGCGTCCGGCGCACCGGCACCTCGGCCATCGTGGTCAAGGTGATCAGCGCGCAGGCCACGGCTGTCAGCTTCCGGAGCATCTCGTGAGCAGGTCCCTCGACCGGGGGACGACCGGCTTCGAGCGGTTCGGCGGCGGCGTTCCGGCATTCTCGCCGGTCCCGGTGCCGGCCGACCATGGCGCGCTCGGCTGGACCTTCGACCCGGCCGACACGCAGGCCGGCACGATCCTGCCGACGGCCGGCCGGGTCGAGGTGGTCCGCATCCGGGCGACCGCCGCGCTGATCACGAACATCAATCTGCACGTGGTCACGGCCGGCGCCACGCTGACCGCCAACCAGTGCCTCGCCGCGCTCTATACCGACGCGGGCGTGCTGCTCTCGGCGACCGGCAACCAGGCGACCGCGTGGCAGTCGACCGGCATGAAGGCATGTGCCCTGTCCGCCGCACAGGCGGTCACGCCCGGCCAGTGGTACCGCGTGGCCTTCTATGCGAACGGCACGACGCTGCCGACCT